CCAAAATCCTTTTTGTCCGAAAGGTGATTGATCAAGCCCTCCGCGACACTGCATCAGTTCAATGGCGGGTGGCTGATACCGGCGAGCAACTTGTAAGGGCCACTGATCTGTTGGCGTGGGCAGAGCACATGGAAAAACAAATGGAGCAACTCATTGACTGACCTCTCCCCCGCCGCCCGCGCAGTGCTGAAAGCAGCCTGCATCCACCACGGTTTATTCAATGAAGAAATCATTCAGCGTCGTCGCATGATCGCCGCCGCCCTGCGTGCTGCTGCGGATCAGATCACTCCATATTCCGTAGAAGAAATGCCAGACGCAGCTTTCTGCCGAAACAAGCTTTTCGCCATTGCTGCTGAACTAGAGGCCCAATAGGGCCTTTTTTATTGCCTTTGCCTAGAATTATCATCGTCTCGCAACAATAATATGCTTTCCACTGATATGCGTCAACGCGTGGAGTTTATTTGCTCTCGCATTGCAAATGGCGCTTCAGTGGAATTACATGACATCACTTGGCTACAAAAGCTTGCCTCTCGCAATCCTTCCGTAGACGATCGTTTAAAACATGCTCGTTCTATTGCTATTAATGGCAGCGCTCCTCAAGATAGTCTTGATGGCTTTTGTCAAGCATTAAACCTTGGCGACCCAGATCCAAGCAACCATCTATCAGGCCCACAAGATCCCATCACGCTGGCAGAATGGTTTCAAAACAAGCAACGCTGGTTTAGAGGAAACTAAGCCACGTTGTCATTGTGCATGGCCCAGGTGCGATCACCAGGGATGGGCTCCATCCCGACGCTCCAAGTGTCAAAATCTTGTTCATTACGCGGATCATAAACTTCCCCGTCCCGTAACCATTTAGCCAAACGTTTCTTTTCTTGTTCTTCTGAAAGCTTCATTGGAACTAGCTAGCTCTGTATTGAGCCTAGCTGACTTTGTAACGGAGCTTGTTGCACAAGCTCTCCGCTGTGCAACAGCGGCCTAGCAAAAGAAAAGGGGCCATACGGCCCCCTCTCTTTACACCCTCCGATACCTCGTTTTCCCCTTTGGCTTCACGGGGAGGCAATGCGCCCTGCAGGAGCAACCATGTAGAACCTCCTTGGCTAAGCCCAAAGGCTTCGCCCGCATCGCCCGAAGTGTCCACCCTCACGGCTCGCCCGAAGACGAGGGCAGCAATTAAGCCGCCAGGACCGAGTGCTTCGCAATCCTACCATGCCCGGTCCGTTCCACAACGCCCTTGACAACCATGGCACAATGGGGAGACTGCCTCCAGAGATGGTTGCAGCCCTGCTAGCTCTCTCTCCTTCTTAATGAAACGTTTCTTATCTTCTCTTCTGCTTCTTGGCTCTACCATCCTTCCGAGCCAAGCGGCAGTGCTTCAATGCGGCCATGCCTCGCACTACGGTATTGGCGATGGTTATCACGGTCGCATTGCAGCCAATGGCTCTCGCTTCAATGCCTACGCCCTAACTGCTGCCCACCCCTCCCTTCCATTTGGCACGAAAGTGCTTGTTAAGAATCGCAACAATGGAAAGGAAGTGGCAGTGACGATCACCGATAGAGGCCCTTACGCTGGTGGGCGCATCCTCGATCTGTCCTACGGCAGTTTCTCTCGCATCGCACCTCCCTCTCAAGGCGAGGCATCCATCTGCATTTCTCGGCTATGAAAAACCTTGCTTCATCTGCCGTTGCTCTAATTGTCTGTGGCCTTGGAGCGTTCACCATTGCTGCTGCTCCTCATGCCATGCCAGACCATGATGGTCTGACCAAATGCATGCAGCTCCACCCCGAACGCTACTGCCGCATCGCCAACGGTTTTCCAACCAAGCCACTGCCCTGATCGACATGGCTTGACAAAGGCTCTCCTGGGCCTTACGCTTCCCTGGGAATGTTTGCGGAGCCCCTTCGGGGGCTCGTTTCTTCCCCTCCCTTGCTGGCGACAGCTCCTGATTTCCAACCACCATGGACAAAACTGCTTTTATCAAGCGCTTTATTTTCAATGCTGGTCACAGCATTGTTTCCGTTGAGTTCATCAAAGCCGACGGTTCTTTGCGCAAGATTGTCTTCAACCCTTGCGACAGCAGGGAGATCAAAGGCACTGGCACTGCCGTAAAGAAGCCCAATATTGTTCGTTGTCGTGATTTCTCTATCGCGCGCAAGGAAGGGCAAGGTGCATGGCGTTCGTTTGATTGCGAGCGTGTGGTGAGCATCAAAGCCAATGGTCAGCAAGTGGTGTTTTGATGATGGAAACCATTTCTCTCACTCGCACTCAACAAGCCATCGCCAAGATGGTCACCACTTCCATTGGATTTGCTTGGACTTCCTATAACAATGCGGACCGTGCTGTTGCTCGCAATCTTCTACTTCGCCACATTTCTACCGCCCCTGAGCAGCTCTCCCCCAAGGACTGGGCAAGAATGATGGAAGGCAAAGGCAAGAAATATACGAAAGCCTATCTTCGTTCATTGTCAGACGCATTGCAAGATGACATTTGGAAAGTGCTCTAATGGCACTAAAAGACAATAGACGAGCAGTAATAGAGCTGGCCAAGAAGTATGGCTTTGTTCTCCATCGTGAGACAAAGCACTATATCTTCAAGCATGAGTCTGGCAAAATTCTTGTGACTAGCAAAAGCAGTATGGACAGGCATTTGTTGCACAATATTGAGGGCAACATCCGGCGCTTGCTCTCGTCTTGACCCAGGGGCCGCAAGGCCCCTTTTATTTCGTTTTGTAACAGGGCTTGACCTCCGCCCCGTTTTCGTCTAATTTTTATCTCGTCAAGGGCAGCGACTGCCCCCCTGCTTCCAAACCATGGCTCACCAGTTCACCTCCGGCGCTTTCTTCAACGGCAAAGCCGCCTGGCATCGTCTTGGCACTGTCCTTGATGGCACCCTCCCTGCTCGCGAGGCATTCCGCCTGGCCGATGCTGATTGGGACGTGGTCTCCACTCCCATTTTCGACCCCACCGGCCAGCCCATCGAGGGCTACCAGGCCATCTCTCGCGGCGACAACGGCACCGTCCTCAGCGTTCAGAAGGACTCCTACACCATCGTCCAGAACGAACAACTCATTCGTCTGGCCGAGGCCCTGCACGAAGATGCCTCCATGGATGCCGTGGTTGTTCTGCAGGAAGGTAGAAAAGTGGCCTTCACTGCTCGCATTAACAACGCAGAAGGCGAAGTGGTGAAAGGCGATGAAATCCACCAGTATTTCGTCGGCACCACCAGCCACGATGGCACCATTGCATTCCAGGCGATCTTTTCGCCTATTCGCGTGGTGTGCATGAACACGCTCTCGGCCACGCTCAACCATGCTGCTCGTGCTGGCGCCAGCAAGCGCATGAGCATTCGTCACACGGCCAATGCCAACTCTCTCATCGATCGTCTGCCCGAGATCATCGACATGAAGCGGCAGCAATTCACTGCCACCATTGAAGAGCTGCAGGCAATGGCTGCCAAGCCCTGCACGTCTGAAATGTTCAAGCAATATTGCCAGCAAGTGTTTGCCGACCAACTGGCCGGCACCATCAACGACAAGCGTGGCGATAAAACCACTGCACGTCCCAAGACCATTGCAGATCTTCCCCAGTGGGACTCCCTAGCCAACAAATTCGCTGGCGATGGCATTGGTTTCGATATCAAAGGCGTGCGTGGCACAATGTGGGGTGCGTACAACACCGTCACTGAGTTCCTCACGCACGAAGCTGGTCGTGGCGATGCAGACAACATCGACACTGCTCGCCGCCGCCTGGAAAGCCTCTACTGGGGCAGCGCTGCAGCCACGCTGAACAAGGCTCACGCCCTGGCCCTGGCCTGATTGTTAACGATTGTTACACGGGGCCGCGAACGGCCCCTTTTGATCTTATTGTTATTTCACGAGGCGCGAGCCTCCCTGCTTTACCACCATGCTCTCCCAACCATCTGCTTTCATCGAATACAAGGTGACCATGGAGCCCGTCAATGCTCCTTGGGAAAGCGTTGTCGTGGAGCGTTTCAACGGCTCCACTGCCGAGCGCGACGCCTTCCGCCTAGCACGTTCTCTTGACGGCCTGGAAGGGGCTGTCGTTCGCGTTAGCTGCTCTCAGTGCTGGTGACTGCCATGCTCATTCTCATTCGGGGCCTTCCTGGTTCAGGCAAATCCACTCTTGCAAAAGCAATGATTGGTACTGTTGCTGATGAACATTGGGAAGCTGATATGTTTTTTATGGAAGGTGATAAATATACCTTCGCTCCTCATCTTCTTCCTGCTGCACATTCATGGTGCCAATTTCGTACTCTCGATGCCCTCAAGAAAGGCAAGAGAGTGGTGGTGGCCAACACCTTCGTAGAGCTATGGGAATTGCAGCCCTATTTCAACATGGTGAAAGAGCTCCAGTTGCCCTGCATGCTGATTGAAGCCAAAGGCTCATGGAAATCGCTTCATAACGTGCCAGAAGAAACTATTGCCAGCATGAAGCGACGTTGGCAAGGCGTTGCTCCCTCGACAAACATTCCACTCTGACCATGCCTGCACGGAAAGGACTCACGGCCAATCAGCGCCTTCTCTATCTCTATTTCCTCAACCATCGTAAAAAGCACGGCAAGGCACCATGCTTTGTGCCTCGCATCCCTCAGCAAACCAGCAGACAGCCCGACTACATCACTGCCATTCAGCGCCTGGAGGAGAAGGGCTTCATTCGCGTGGATCGGCGCACGCGCCACTACACCGGCTGGATCATGCTCGACCCTGCTCCTAACTCTGCTCCTGACTCTGCCCCTGCTTGTGCTCCTGCTGGCAATCCTGTATAGTCTTCTTGTTGGGCGACCAACCCCCTGTTTTTCCCACCATGGCAACCTTCCCCACGCTCCATCTGAACGGCACCGGCAAGACCACGCTGCGTGATGAATACGCTGCTGCCTACCATGCCATCGACAAGGCTATTGACGCCCTGGCCGCTGCCACACTGAACGGGCGCGATTATTATTTGCAGGCCGATGGTGCCTACTACAAGGCTCGTGATGAGCGCCAGGAGGCTCTTGACAAGCTGCGCTCTGCCCACCAGTACGTTGGCGAAATGCTGGCTGGCATCTGCGATCAAATGTGACGATGTGTGAAGCAAGGGGCCTGCTGGCCCCTTTCGCTTGACTTCCTGCCCGTTCTGATCTAACTTTTGTTTTGTTGAGGGCCGCGAGGCCCCTCCCTAATCAACCAACCATGGCATTCCGTTTCCGTTCCTCCTCTGAGCCTTCCATCTTCTCCCTGATGGCTCCCAACTTCGATCTGGTGGAATTTGTCATCTTCCCTGGCCGCGACGATGTGATGGTGCAGAAATACACGCTGAAGCTCGCTGGCGGCCGTTCCTGGCACGCTCCTGACGGGCGTCCTTCTCATCCCTCCACTGAAAAGGCCCGTGCCATCTGGCAGGAGCTTCGCACCCTCGGCTACCGCCCTCGCTCTGAATACAACGGCCTTTGATCAAGACAAAGGGGCGCACTAGGCGCCCCGCTTCCCCTTAAAACAATGGAAACCATCAACATTCTTGCCATCAGCAATAAAGGCAGAAGCCGCATAGGCACCCACATCACCACTGCCATTGTTGAACAAAACCATCACGATAAACTGTTCATTGTTCTGCCCCAGTTCAATCAATGTCGATGGATAAAGAAAAACAACGATCCTGATTTCCGCATTATTGAAAATGTCTAGCTGAAAAGCTGATATTTGCCCTTTATCGAGAAAACAGCTAATTCACAACCATGCTTCCCACCATTCGCACTAGTTCTGACTGCGGCCCCTACTTTCCCGTTTCCAAGCATAGTTATCAAGCAGCAAGCTTACGTGATGTGCTTTTCCATGTGAGGCTTGCAATGGAAGACAGCGAAGACCTTATTGGTATCTTCAATGCTGAAGGCAAATGCAAAGGCATCTGGGCTAACGAGCCTGACGCTATTCCCGATGGTGAAGGAGTATGGGACAGAGGGCCAAATTGCTACGTGCTCTACAGGCCTGATAGTACAGGCGCTGGTATCTTCAACTACATGCTCGCTCGCATTAATTAATCATGCTTCTCGTTGATTTCTTTTCAGAAGACTGCTGCAAGGGCACTGAGCTCGTCGAAGGCTGGTACTGGTACCAGGACGATGGTGATGATGTGGGAGGGCCGTATGAAAGCGAAGAAGCGGCTATTGAGGCCGCTGAACAAGGGAGTGGGTGGTATATTCAAGGGACTCGCTAAAAAAACGGTATAGGGACTCGCTAAAAAACGGTATAGGGACTGGCGAGAATGCGGTAATATAGGCGCTCTCTACTAGGCCGCTTTTCTAGTACAAATGTACCATTACTAGTACAAATGTACTACTGGGCTGATACGGGCTCTGATACGGTTCCGTAGCATGATCAGGCGCTGATCAGGATCATGATCACGGCTGGGGATGCTGCTGATCATGATCACACTGTCAGCCGATATGATTCCGTAGCATGATCACGCTGGGGCGATGGTGCCTGAGAACGGGAACCATTCTCACCGTCCCGCACAGTGTTACGGATTGTTTCAATCCGGCCGGCCTCCTCTGGCTCGCGGCTCCCTCCTCTGTATTGTCTCGACAGAGACGGGCGACCGTCTCGCTCCTCTGTCTTCCTAATCATGCTCGCTCCTTCTCTCCGCTCCCCTTCCTTCCCTCCTCTCTCTGATGCGCTCGATCGCCTCGGCTCTCTGCCATGGGAGGAGATCGGCTCTGCTCTGCTCTCTGCTCTCCTCTTCTCTCTCGCTCTTTGTCAGGCTCTCGCTGTTCGCCTCTGGCGCGAGAGAGGCCGCCTCGCTCCGCTCCTCCGCTCTCTCGCCTCTGCTCTCGATCGCCTCGCCTCCTCCCTGCCCGAGCCTCTCTCCTCCTCCTCCCCTCGCTCTGCTCTGATCAGCGCTCTGATCGAGAGCGGAGCTGAGGCCTCCTCTGTAGCGAAGGCCTCCCGCTCTGCTCTGCTCAAGAGAGCCTCTCGCCTCGGCCTCCTCTGATCTCCTCCTCACCAGGGAGGCCTCAGGCCTCCCTTCCCTCCCGTGGACTCCGTCTCTCTCTCTCGCCGCATCGCAACAATTGATCGGCTCCTGCCTCGCCTCTCGGGAGAGAGCGCCGATCGCCTGATGATCGAGCGCCGCTCTCTCCTTCGCCTCCTCCATGGAATCCCCTTAGGAGCTCCTCTGCCTCTCTCTGTCTCCTCTGCTGATCTCCTCTCCTGATGCTCCCCTCCTGCTCTCGCTCTGCCTTGCTCGATCGGGCAGAGGCTCTCGGCCTCGCCTCCTCTGGCCTTCCCTTCGTGCTAGAGGAGCTCGCTCGCTGGCTCCCCTCTGCCACGCTTGAGGCCTTCCTTTCTGACCTAGAGGAGATCCTCTCCAATTGTGACGGAATCTGACAATCCGAGAGGGGGGGCCTTGCCTCCTCCTCTGGCTCCCCTATTGTCTCTCTTGAGACGGACGACCGTCTCCTTCCTCCTGCTCTGCTGATCATGTTTCGCTCTGCTCTCGCTCTCGCTCCCTGCCTCGCTCTGTTCGCTGGCACCGTAGGCTTCGGCCTCTCGGCCTCCTCCTATGGGCAGAGAATCTCCTCCGCTCCCTCCGCTCTCGCTGCTGCTCCCTTCGCTGCTCCCTTCGCTCTCTGCGCCGCTGCTGCTGCTGCCTCCTTCGCTCTCGCCGCTGCCTCTGCCTGCGACGCTGGAGAGAAGCTCTCTCGCCGCTCTCGCTTCTCCTGAGGCCTGAGGCCTCCCTTCTCAGAGGGGAGGCCTTCTCTCTGCTCTCTGTTCGCTCCTTCTCTCCTCTCCTGATGGCCTCCGCTCTGCTGGCTCCTCCCTCTCCCCTTGCCTTCCCTCGCTCCCCTCGCCTCCCTCAGGAGCTCCGCTCCTTCCTTCAAAGATTCGGCCTCTCCGTAGATTCCCTCCTCACCTCTGGCTCCTCCAACGCGAAGCTCGCTAAGGGGAGCGGCCTCGCCTTCTCTGCTCTCCTCCACCTCCTCCCCTCTCGCTCCCTCGCTCGTGCTCTCTCCCCTTCCCTCCCTGGCTCCGTTGCCGTAAGGGGAGAGCTTCCCGGTCTTCGCGAGCTCGCCGATAGAGAAGGCCTCACCGCTCGCGCTCTCTTGTTTGACGCCTGCCCTTTCAAAACCGCATCCTGCGAAGATCTCTGCCTCGCCTTCTCTGGCCATGGGGGGCTCTCCCTTAGTGTCGGCCTCTGCCGCGCTCGCCGCTCTCTGGCTCTCCTCTCTGATCGTGACGCCTTCCTCCGCTCTCTCCTATGGGCTGCTGGCCTCTCCTATCGCAAGGCGCGCCGCCTCGGCCTCCCCTTCGCTCTCCGACTGAATGGAACGCAAGAGCTCCCATGGCACGATGGCTCCCTCTCTGCCTTCCTCTCTTCCGAGGAGGCCGCTGCTCTCTCCTCTCTGTTCGGCGCTCCCATCCCCTCCGGATTCCTCACGATTCCCGAGGCTCTCGCCTCTGTTCCCTTCCTCTCCCTTTATGACTACGCCAAAGCTCCTCTTCATGGCAGAGCTGGCCTCCTAGCGATGCGACAGGCAGGCATCCACACCACCGCCTCCTTCGCGGCTGATCAGCCAAACGGCTCCGTTCGCGCTCTCGATGCGATCGAGAGCGGCTTCTCTCTCGCTGTGCCCATCCTCCTCCCCAAAGGGGCTCCCCTTCCTGTCTCCCTCTTCATGCGAGACAGCCGCGGTCGCGAGGCTCTCCTCCAATGCATCGACGGAGACCTTAACGATCTCAGGATGCTCGATCCTTCCCCCTCCCCCGGATTCTCAGGCCTCGTCGTGCTCCTCCGTCTCAAGCGATCGAGAGGAGCCAAGCCAGAGAGCGCCGCTCGCTTCGCTCTCGCTCGCTCCGTCTCTCCTTCCTTCCTCCCTCTGGCAGGAGGCGGCTCCTATCGCTTCTCTCGCGCTGACCTCCCTTCCTTCGCTTGAGCGATGCTCCCACGCCTCCTCCCCCTCTCCTCTCGCTCCTTCCTCCTCCTCCTCTCCTCCGCTCCCCCTAACCTCCCCTTCCTCCTCTCCTTCTCCTCCTGGCACACTAGGGAGAGCGGCTGGCTCTCCCTCCTCTCCCTTCGCCTTCCCTTCCTCTGGCTCCTCCTCCTTCGCTCTCGCTCCTCCCATGATCGCCTCCGCTCCCTCTCCCTCCCCCTCCCCTAACCCGCCTCTCTTCATCCTCTCCTACTCTGAACGTCTCGCCTCCTACTACACAGCCGCGTCCTTTGATTCTCTAGAGGATGCGCAATACGCTCTCGATCGCCTCCGCGATGCAGAGGAAGATTGCTCCTCTCTCTCCCTCCGTGACGCCATCGCCGAACTAGAGGAACAGATCAGCGCTCACCTAGCCTCCCTCTAGCCTCCCTCTAGCCTTCCCCTAGCCTCCTTCCCATAGCCTCCCTAGCCCGCCTCCTGAGCTCTCAGGATGGCGGGTCTCTCGCTGTGTGCTCCCATACTGGCGACAGGCTATCGGCTGAGAAGAGAGAATAACAACAATATATGCGGAGACACAAAAAAAAGGCCCCAATTGGAGCCCTTTCGTGTTAATCAATTGCAGTCAATCTCCTGTTCGATTCTCTCCATATCTCGCGCAATCTGTTTCAGATTGTCGAGAGTTTGGTGGAGATCTTTCAGAGATTGCTCATCTCTGCGGCGCATCTCTTCGATGCGAGCAGCGAACAGATCTGCGATCATTCCCATGATTCAGTTAGCAAGGTGCGCGCGGGATCGCTCCCACGTGACTGTACTATAGGCGATAGTACGCCCGATGGCAAGCGATTGTCACACTTTGTAACATAAGCCTTACCTATCAATCGCGCCAGTCCCATAGGCGCAGGTGATGGTACAAACGTACCAGGGAGCAGTAGTACGGCCGTACTACCGGGGTGGGGCGGGCATACCCCTTCAAAATGTGGCGTTAAAAATGACCTACTTTTTTGCTTTAGTATTTATACCTAGTTTAAAAATCCAAGCTATTAACGATGGCTTCTCCCACGGCTTTTGTTACTAGTTTTAGTTCTTCGTGAGATGCATCGCTTTTGATTTGATTAGCGCGATAGCTAATTATCCATACATTTCCCTTGACGTAGCCACGTTCGGGAACAATGCGATCCAGTGATGGGCTATTGGGCATGTGTCCATTGTGTCGTTGTAGTGACCATTCAAGCGGCATGCCAAGAACTGGACAGTGAGAAGGAGCAATAGAGCGAAGGTATTCACTGTCAATGTCAAATGGAAGATCTTTAGTTTTCGCTCTAGACCTGGCATTTGTAATCATGTTAGCCGTTTGCTGCGACAATGGATTTTGTTGTCGATATTTTTTTTCTAATTTTCTTCGACATATTTTGCATTGAGATTTAAGCCCATCTTTACTAGAAGAATCTTTATAAAACAACTTCGTTGAGAGCAGTTGCTTGCAAAGGCAACATTGTTTTTGAGAAGGCAATGCGGAGGGCTAGTAGCTGAGCGCATATTAACAAGCCAATGTCTACATGCCGAAAGCAAGTCCGTAGGACGCAGCTTGAGGCATCTCCTAGACCTTCTCAGACGATCATCTAGACCAATGGAGCCCCCCGAAAGGGGCGGAATGGAGCACTAAAAAAACGAAACAAGACCATTGAGACATCGCCTTTCCATCGTTTACTTTCCAGCCAGAAAGCGGCCCTAAAGGCCGCTGATCAAGATAAAAAGATGGAGATCGCCTATTTTCAGCCTGTTCCCGCAGATGAGCATACTATGGGCGACTCTTTACATGGGATCAGAGTCAGCCCTGGACCAGCTTTTGTTTGTGCTGGCTTTTTTGTTTTTCGCCGCTTGTAGGAATGCTCCGCCCTTTGGGGGCTCCGCTTGTCTAGAGCATCGCGGCTAGTCCAGCTTTTTTGTCTTGTAGACGTTCCGCCCTTTGGGGCGTCTCTTGTCCAGAGTGTACTGGCAGTAGGAACGTCGTCTAGACAGAGCTGGACGGAAAGCTGCATCTAGCCAATGCCAGACAGCAGCTTCGCTACGTCTATCGTAACAGACGCTGTGGGGAGTTGTTTTGTCCCTGTTGTCCCGATGCTGGTATAGTAAGGCTTTTCAAGGGGCAAGCATGGTGCAGGAGAAGCCGAAAAAGCGCAAAACGACGGGATGGGTGTATGTGGTGCAATGGTCGTCAATGCCATGGCACGTGAAAATTGGCTTTTCCAAATCGCTGAAGGATCGTTTTGCATCGTTCCTTACGGCCTCTCCAGACACGCTGGTGGTTGTAAAGGCTTTTGAAGCGGACCAGGAAGACGAAGCAGATCTTCACGGACGCTTCCAAGCCAGTCGAGATGTGGGCGAATGGTTTCGCCTTTCTCCATCGTTAAAAACCTTTTTAGAAAGCGAAGCGCCTTGTCAAACGCTGGAAGCGAAGGTGAAATTTGGGAGAGGGTATGAGGATCGCATTAAATGGCTGCCAATGCGACCACGGCTAGAGGAGGTGCTACAAGAGCTGCATCAAGAAAAGCGTTTGCCTCGTTTCGTGAGGAATGCACGTATTTACGTGTTGTGGGCTTTGAATGATTTAGAGCTTTGTGATTATTTTGCCACTTCCAATGCCATCATTCATCATGAAGCCAATCGCAATGCTTATCAAGCAAAAACGATTTACAACCAATTGATAGCATTAGAGGAGGAGGGTCTTATCGAGAAGAACCAAGGGAAAGTATTTGCTTTGCTTCCGAAAGGTTTTGAAGAACTTGGCAAAGCGGAAGATGAGCACGCGGCAAAACGGAAAAGCGCAAGAAGCTTAAGACTTGGTTAAAAAGAAGAATTGTATTAAAGGCTTCTTGCAGATGGTTGAATAGTGACTAGCGTATATTGATTCTGCAAAATAACTATGTGGGGATTGCCAGAACGTCAGCCATTTAATATTGGCCCCTACAAGATGTGGCCTTGCTATAGCAAGCCTGAGTTTCAATGGTTTGCGGCAATCAATGGCAGCCCCCACTATTTCAAAAGCACGAACGATGCCAAGCTTTTTGTGCGCGACCTTTTAGCGGAGCATGACGAGGAAGGGCTCTGTGATTAAGGAAAATTTCCGCTTCTCCATTGCTCTATTGCGCTAGTCTTCCTTTTGTTAATCGCGGGGGACCATGGTCCCCTTTTGTTGTCTTATGAAGCTGAAGGAAAAGGCAAAATGTGAGCCGATTGCTCGGACGGGGCGCGTGCAAGATTGGCTTGATGATCCTGAAAGCAGGCTTGCTGTTAGCTGCACCACGTTTGTAGTGGACGATTCAATGGAAGGGCCGGACGGCATTGAAGCCTCGTGGCGCTTTGTGAGTCATGCTCTTCGTAATGCCGCTGGCGCTGCAGTGCATCTTTCCGAGCTGCGTCCCAAAGGCGAAGATAATGGCAAAGGGCTGATTGCTAGCGGGCCAGTAAGTTTTGCAAAGATTTACAGCAAGCTCAACGAAATTCTTCGTCGCGGCGGAAAATTTCGCAATGGTGCAGTTACTTTGCATTTGGACTACACGCATCCCGATGCCATCGAATTTGTTTCTACTTCCCGCAGCGAACTTCCTTGGGCCAAGCGTTGCTTGAACGTCGATAGTAATTTTCTTTCTGCATCGTCTCCTGAGCTGATCAATGCCTGTCTTCGTGCCATCTCTTCTGGCGATCTCTGGCTCAACAAAATCCGCTATGACCACAATGGGAAGCGGCTGCGACCAAACGTTTGCCTTGAGGTATACCTTCCGCATCGCGGCACTTGTCTTTTGCAGCACGTTAATTTGGGCGCATGTTCGTTGGACATGGTTGAAGGAGCGTTTATTGAAGGCATGAGCCAATTATGCGAGCTCCATCCCAATACGGGCGTGGGCGACACTGGTGAATATCTTCCTCCTTCCATTGACAAGCAAGTTGGCCTGGGTATTCTTGGTCTTGCTAATTTTCTGGCCATTCAAGGCGTGAGCTATAAGGATTTCGGCGATGCGCTAGAGGCGTATCTTGAGGAAGACCCTCATCCTTGGTGCCACCATTGGAAGGATACCGTGGCCGGAAAAACAGTCCACGCTTTGGACAAAGGCATTCAAAGCGCTGCTGAAATTGCTCTCGCGCATGGAATGGACCGTGCTTTCTGCATTGCTCCCACTGCGTCGTGCTCCTATCGCTATTTGGATAGTAGTGGCTTTACTGCTGCCCCTGAAATCGCACCCCCCATTGATCGCCTTGTTGATCGCGACAGCGAAACCATGGGTGTTGAGCGTTTTGAATATGGGTCGGTAGAAATTGCAGAGGAAGTTGGCTGGAAAGCTTTCCGTAAAGTTGCCGATGGCATTTGCACTCTTTTCCATCGCACTAGCTTATTCCATGGTTATTCGATGAACTGGTGGAGTGATATGGTTTCTTGTGATGAGGCTTTCATTCAAGAATGGCTTGATAGCCCGCAAACTTCCATCTATTATGCCCTTCAAGTGCAAGCTGGCACTCAAGCCAAGGACGATGTTGGAGTAGAATTAGGAGAGAGCTTGAGCAGTTTCTTCTCCCTTGAGGAGAGCGAAAGCTGTTCACTGGATGGGGGCTTTTGCAGTTCTTGCGCTGAGTAGTCCCGATTGATTAACGGGCAGCTTTCGCTGCCCTTTGTTGTCTCTTTTTACCATCGTTTGTAATCAAAATGGCAGTTCAAGATTATTTTTCGGCAGTTGCTCGTAAGCGTCCTTGGCAGGCAGTGCCTGTTACCAAGGGGGAGTTTGTCAATGGCTCGGAAGAGACCATTTTCCGTGCATTGGCGATTCGTCATCTTGAGCTTCCCGTCAAGGACATGTTGTTAGAGGGGCTTGAGCGTGAGCTTCCCGATTCTCCTGGTCTTGTTGAAAGCATCTATAGCAACATCAAGGATGAAGAGCGTCATGATGAGGCCTTGAATTACGTTGCCGTTGCTCATGGCGTAGATGAGAAGGCAGAAAAGGAAGCTTTGAAGATTCGCAAAGCTTGGGCCGAGCATCCTGCTCACCCTATTGCAAAAGTGGCCGTGCTTGAGCGGAGCTTGTTCTTTACTATTCTTCCTTTTTTCCGCTTCAATGGAGACAAGGGTCTGCGTACTGTGGCGACGGACATTTCTCGCGATGAGATCTGCCATGCTTTTTGTCATACAAAAATTTGTGAAGAGGCTGGAGAGAAGTATGGCGAAAGCTTGAACAAACTTCGCAAGATGACTGCGCTTTGGATTTATGACAAGCTTGGTGCATCGTCCAATAAGTATCTTGATAAAGATTTTTGGCTGCGCCAAAGTGATGCATTATTTATCAACGGCAGGGCTCCTGAGCTCAATGAAACTCGCGCCAGCACAGTTCCGGCTTTCTTTGAAACGAATGCGCTAAATTTGCCGTCCTATGGTTGAGTAGGCTTTTCCGACTTATCTATGCTACGATAGCGGGGCAATGTCTCCGCTATTTTTATGGAAGAAATCTGGAAGCCCATTCCAGGGTATGAAGCATGCTACGAAGCATCAAGTATTGGGCGCGTTCGCTCGCGCAGAAGGGTCGTGATTGACGTTAAGGAAGGCAGGCAGCGCAAGCGTGTTTTCAAGGAGCGCATTCTTTCGCCCAATATATCGGCAAAGCATGGACGCCCCTCTGTGATGCTATCTGTCCAGGGGCAAACAAAGCGCATTCTTGTCGCGCGATTGGTTTGCCTTGCTTTCCATGGACTACCGCCAGAAGGAAAAACCAATGTTTTACATTATGACGACAATAGCGATAATAATGTGCCTGAGAATTTGCGATGGGGAACGCTTAAAGAAAACGCCGCAGACATGCGTCGCAACCTCGGTTATTGGCCTGCCTATATCGATGGTCGTTCATTGCGGCCACGAAAGCCACTGGGGGATCCCCTTATGAACGAAGCACAAGTGAGAGTGCTCCGTCGACTCCCTGACATGCGCCATCTTAGGGGAATTAGGACTGACTTGGCTAATGCTTGGGGAGTAAAGCCTACTAGCATTACAAGTGCGAAGAATGGCGGCAAGGGGTGGGAAGAGCTTTCCACCGAGCCACTTTGGGATATGGCAGAGCGGCTCTCGGGCAAGTTTATTGGGAGGGAAAGGCCCAAAAGGAAAGCTTGCTAAATTTGCCTGTCTACAGCAGGGCTTGATGCTATATTGATCAAGACCCAGTGCCGGGTCGCGATGGCAGGCACTCGCCATCGTTCCAAATGATAGAGCCTAAGCCTCTGTCCAGTCCTTGAGGCTGGTTACGCTTAGGCCATTTGCGCTGAAGTGTTGGTACACGCTAGGCACATAGCCTAGAATCCTGGAGTTCGATTCCCAGCAGCGCCTTTTCTATTGAGCCATGAGCGCTTTCGTCACATCGGATACGCATCTAGGCCACGCCAAGATGCTGACGTTTATTCACACTGACGGCACTCCCGTGCGCTCTTTTGCTTCTCTAGAAGAGATGCATGAGACTATTGTTGAGCGATGGAACAAGACGGTGCATCCTCGCGATACTGTTTACCACTTGGGAGACGTGGCCATCCCTCGCAGTGGACTGCGCGTATTAGAGCGACTCAATGGTAGGAAGATATTAGTAAGGGGCAATCACGACATATTTAAGCTGCAAGACTATGCAAAGTATTTTGAAGATATTCGTGGATGCTTTTATCGTGATGGCTTAATGTTTAGCCATGTTCCCTTGCATCGTGATTGTTTTGCAGCCGATCCGTACCATAAGCATTTAGGGAATGTTCACGGGCACATGCACAGGCATTTAGTGATGTACAACGGAAAGCCTGATCAATACTTTTTCAATGCATGTGTGGAGCAGCATGACTACTTTCCGGTAGCATTGGAAGACATAAAGGCGTATTTTGCCCATGGACGGCAGGCGCACGTTCAACACGCCGATCAGGGAGCCATGGAACGCTCCCATCCATAATCTCCTTAAGGCCATTGATAATCACATGGCCTTATATTTTGTCACGAGAGACACTTGGCATTTAGAGAAGGCTGATATGCTGCGCGGGTATTTGCATGAACTAAAATCTTGGATACATGCAGAGGAGCGAAAGGATGTGGAGGCTATGGGCAAAGGCGCTGGGAAGCAAGGAGACGAAGTGTAATAAAGAAGCAGACAGAATCGCCTTTGTTCGTACCATCATCTTTGCATCGTATTTAATTACCAATGCTTTTATTGTTGCTGGCGTAGTGAGGCATTGGAATGATGAGCAACCAAAAGGTTGCGTCGAGACAATAAAAAAGGGAGCTTTCGCTCCCCATTGATCATGCTTGCTTTGTGGCAAATGCGACGAGCGGGACTTGAACCCGCACGATCTGACGATCAACAGATTTTAAGTCTGGGGCGTCTACCAATTCCGCCACCGTCGCAAGATGACAGGGGCGTCGAGAGCGGGGCTTCAATCCGCCTTTGTACGACATTTCACCATGAGTTGGCCCATGGCCCCTGTTCCCCTGTGGTCTGTAGAGACAACGCTGCCATTGTCTCGTTTTAACGCTGCGCAGCGTGCTTCGCGAAAGCCCCAAAAGCATAGCGTATACAGTGCTACACGTCGTATTCTCGGCAGCTTTGGTCTTCGGGATGGGCGCGGCAGTAGTCGTCAAACGTGGCCTCGGGCTGAGGGGCAATGCCAAGCTCTTCTGCTTGTTTCAAACGACGGGCATAATCTCGCAACTTGGGCAGCAAAGTGGGAATGTAGAGATGTTCAGCGGCTAAGAGCTGTAGGGCCGTTTGTCTATTGGAGCTGCCACATTCAAGCAAGGAAGTAAGAAACCACACTTCCTTCATAGATAATTTGCAATAGTTCATTTCATAAGAGAATTACGCCTTGAAAATCATACTAAGAGAACACACTACGAGATCAAGCTTTCAATCCAGCCAATGTCATCGTCGCGACTAGCAGCAAGAATGGCGCCTGCCATTGCAAAAGCAAAGTCGTCAATGCCAGTAGCTTTGCCGCCAGTTACGCTCCATTGCCCGCTTTGTTTGTAGACAACAGTGAGATTCTTTAATTGAAGAATGGCCTTCTCATGGTTGTAAAGATTGATTTGTCCTGCATTGAACAGTTCACGCATTTTGCTGAAAGCTTTCATTTTGGAGCTAACAGTCCAAGTGAGTTCAGTGATGGGCAAGTCTTGAGCAAGGTGCTGGATGGTGCCGGCACTATTGAACTGGTCCATCACAATCGTGTCAAACACATAAAGCTTATGTTGCTCCTTAATCCAATCTTCCACTGCATTGATATTCACTTCCATCCTTCCATTGATTTCAAAATCAGCAACAAAGGAATGGAATTTATCAACGACTAACGTGCCGCCTTCAAAATGCACAATACAAGCAGTGTAATCATCACGGCCAACTCCGCCCCGGGCAGGGTCAAGGGCCAAGACATAAGCTCCTTGGAAGCGTGGGTCTGGGGGGAGAGTTTTTCGGCGCTCATCAATACAGGCATCAATAACATCACTAGCAACGAGAGCCGAGAGGTTGGTGGAGAATTGAGCTCCATATTCAACTTTAAACTTCTCCGGATCACGCGCCCGTTCTGTGTCAAGAAACTCTTGCGAAATATTTGGGTTCATCTCCCACGTTGGGAGATTCACTGCTTGCATGAATGGGAAACGGCCAGAGCTTGCTTCTTTGAAATGCTGGTAGAAGATGCCGTCCGTCAACCATGGAGAGGATAGTTCAAGAATGCGTCCACTTCCTCCAAACTGAGCAATAGCAGGAGAAAGTGCGTCGTAGATACCTCTTCCTCCACTGTTTGCATCGCCTTCAGTGGCAAAAGCAAGTTCGTCAAACACTGCAGCCGCACAGGCAAGACCACGGGCAGCGCGACCAGAAGTGGGAATAGCTTTAAAAACGCAGTTGTTGCTAATTTCAAGGATGTCTGCTGTTTCGCGAACAATCTCTTGAGCGAAGGGACTGTCAAGAATTAGTTGGCGAATATTATTGAGAGCAATGCGAGCCTGATCTTGACTGTTGGCGACGGTAACAATGTACCAGCGCTCCCCTTTTCTTACGCGGCTGCGGTATTGATCTTCCAGGACAAAGCACATATAGGCGCATGCCACTGCAGCCATGAGCGTTTTGCCTGAGCGTCGGCCCAATGCCCATACGGCATGGCTCTTGCCTGGAGAGAAGAAATTGTCGAGGATTTTCGCCTGTGACGGGAAAAGCTCTAGCTTGAGAGCGTGCTTGGCGAAGTCTGAGCATTTAAGCATGGAAGGGAGAGCAATGGAGAGAGTGCTTCTTTAGGAACAAAATATGCTGGTCGTCCTTTAGCTGGATCCTTTTTCCATTGCTCTTGCATTGCATCTTCACTCTTTATCCAGCCATGAATAAGAGTGAGTTTGTTTTGCATTGTAACGAGGACCAAGATTTTTCCTGGCTTCTCGTCTAATTGACAGATGAGATCGTAGTAATGGCTAGAGCGCGTCTTCACGTCAATATTGGGAGGGAGATCGTACGAGCCGCGTTTTGCCGTGGTTTCTTGATAGAGGAATTCGCGAAGGTGCAGGTAGTCAGCAACTGCTAGTTCACCTGCTGCACCGAGTTTGTGGGCGTACAGAGCTGCGCCGCCCAATTCCGGCCCACCATTGCGCCCTTTTAAGCCTTTCTTTTCATTAATGCGCTGCCTGCGTGCTGCTTCAATCCTAACAATTTCCTTATCTTCCTCGCTAAAGGCAAAAACGAGCGGCGAATAGGCCATGCTGTCCATAGCAAGCAAGCCAATCTAGCCAGCTTGTAGAATGAGGGCAATACAGTATGGCCATAATTAGTTCTTATGGAAAACGAAGCCGTTGATTTGGGACATGCCACTGCTGGTGGAGTGAGGGCCGATGGGTTGCAGAATGTCTTGATCGGCATGGGAACCGGCCGTGACAAGGCGCAATATACTAAAACTACGGCAACTGTTTTTCTTGCTCAAGAAGAGCTGGAGAATTTGTATGGTGAATGGCTTCCTCGTCGCATTGTTGACATTTATGCTGACCAGGCCACTCGGAAAGGATTCAAGGTATTGTTTGGCGGCGATGGAGTTAGGGCAGAGGAGGTGCAAGGCGTTGAGCAGATAATTGAGGATTTATACATCCTTGAGCATTTGAACCTGGCTGCCAAGAATGCTCGTTTATACGGCGGGGCATGCTTGCTGCTGTTTATTGACGATGGTCGCCCGGCTTATATGCCAGTGGACAAACGCAACATCCGTCGCATTGAAGAAATTGAATGCCTTGATCGCTGGCAAATTGCACCAGTGATTAATGAGGAAAATTTATACGACTATTCAAAAGCAACGTATTATCAAATCATTTCTGGTGATTTAATCAACGAGCCGCAACTGTCCTACATCCACAAGGACAGGATCCTGCGTTTTGATGGGGATTGGCTGCCTTATCGCGTAAGGCAGCGTAACTATGGTTGGGGCATGAGCAGCTTGCAAACTGTTTATGACAGCTTCCGCCATTATTGGACGGGCTTAAATTCAGCGGCAACGCTGCTCACTGAGTTTGATATTTTTGTTCATAAAGTGAGAGGCTTAGCAGCGATGCTTGCCGCCGGCAAGGAGAGCTCCATTCGTGATCGTTTGCAAGTGAACGACATGAGCAAGAGCATTTATCGCGGCTATGCCATTGATGCGGAAAAGGAAGAGCTTGAATTTATTAGCCGCAACTTTGGAGGCATTGGAGAAATCCTTGAGAAACTGCGCGTTGATATTATTGGCGCCAGCAAGATTCCTCACACTGTTTTATTTGGCGAGAGCCCTAGTGGCTTAGGCGCCACTGGTCGCAGCGAAGAGCGAGATTTCGCCAAGACGCTGGCCGATTATCAAAGTGTCCATTTCAAGCGCCCCATCAAGAAGCTGATGGAGCTCATCATGCTGAGCAAGGAAGGGCCAACGAAAGGAGAGCTGCCCGAATCCTGGCGCATTGCTTTCAACCCATTGTTTGAGCTTAATGAGCGCGAAATGGCTGACGTACGTGCGCGTGTGGCGGCTGTAGACGGCCGCTACATCCAGCTTGGCGTACTGAGTCCCAAGGAAGTGGCAGACGCTCGCTATGGCGGTTCTGAGTGGAGCATGGAACTCACTCTCGATCCCAATGTCATTCGCGAGCTTCCCACTCAAGGTGGGGGTGGTTCCACTCCAAATAAGGGTGGCTTAGCGGTGCCTCCTGGCGGTCGAGATCCTCTTGACGAGGAGAATGGCACGCTTCCCATGGACGGCAGTAGGGAAGTACAAGATGCCGCTGGCCTTTTCTTGCCGCGAGACTTAGAAGAGATGCGTGGAGACGTGGTGTTCACGGACAAGGAGCTTCATTCTCGCGCCGTTAGTGCTGCAAAAACAAAGTTCAAAGTGTGGCCATCCGCTTATGCCAGTGGTTATGTGGTGCAGCAATACAAGCAAATGTATAAGAAGAAGCACGGCTCTTTAAGCGGCGCGTTTAAGAGCGACGAACAAGAACTGCACGCAGACGATTTAGATCAATGGTTTAAGGAGAAGTGGGTGAGGATTGGTGCCAATGGTGAAATCTTGGGGCCATGCGGGGCGCGAGAAGAGAAAGAAGGCAAGCCCAAGTGTCTTCCTCAAGCAAAAGCGCAAGCAATGAGCAAAGAGGAGCGTTCGACAATTGTTGCTCGCAAGCGTAAGGCCGACCCCGATCCCGAACGTCATGGTCCGGCGAAAATGGTTAGCAGCAAAACAGACGCCATTGAACCCATGAAAGCACAAGGCCTCATCCTTGCTGACGTTGACGAAGCTTCGTTGATTGACCAGGAAGATATTGATGCTGCATTGTCACAATGGAAAGAAGAAGCGCCAGAACGCTTTAAGGACATCTTGGAGGCTGAAGATGCAAGGCCTCAATGATCTCTCTCAATTCGCCGATGAAATCATTCGTCTTGACCAATCATCATGGAGCTACGATCCTATTAGTGGTCGCTATCGCGGCCCTAATGGACGTTTCCTTTCTCAATCCGCTGTGGAGGCTTTGGTGGATGGTCGAATTAATCGCCTTAGTGACGACTTACGTCGTTATACAAACATGCTTAGTCGTGGCGATCTCACGATTGATCAGTGGCAAGGGACCATTAGACAAAGACTAAAATTGGTCCACATTCAAGCCGCAGTGATTGGCAATGGTGGAAAAGAAAGGATGGGCGCGGCGGATTGGGGCCGTATTGGCCAGAGAATTCGGGCTGAATACCGTTATCTACAGGCTTTTGCTGCTGACATTTTGGCTGGCCGCGTTTCTGCTCCCATGGCTCTTGCTCGTATCGGCTTATACGCTGAAAGTGTGCGAGGCACTTATTGGGAAGGAACTGCAATTCGCCAAGAAAAACAAGGCTACAGCTTGATGAAGAGAGTTTTAGACAGTCAGGCCAAGCATTGCCAAGACTGTTTGGACTATGCAGCCAGGGGGATTGTGCCCATTGGAAGCTTGCCAATGCCAGGGCAGCGTTGTGCTTGTCGATCTAATTGCAAGTGCAGTGTAAAGTACATGCGCCAACAAGCTCCAACTGTTCCCGTTTAATTTGTGCCATTAGTATTGGGCAAGCTTGTTTTGTTCAATGGCGAAGATTCTTTTCTGTGCGGATGTTGGCGTTGAAACTGGCTTTGGACGAGTTTCAGAGCATCTCATTCCCATGCTGGCCAAGGATCATGAAGTGCATGCGCTTTGCGTGAATTGGCATGGCGATCCCAATCCTATGCAGCAGCATTGCAAAATGTATCCGGCCATGGCTCATGGCTCTGACCCTTTCGGCTCTCATCGCATTGCGGAGTTAGTTCGCAGAATTGAGCCCGATCTTGTTTGGGTGACAAACGATATTTGGGTGGCCATTAATTTGTGGTCCGCCGTAAAGGAGGTAAAGGAGGAGCTTGGTTTTAAGTTTTTTGTTTATACGCCTATTGATAGTTACGGCTTGTTCCCCGATTTACTGCCAGTATTGGACGAGTGGGATGGTCTTGCCACTTACACCCAGTTTGGTGCGGAAGAAATCATAAAGATGGGCTACGAAAAGCCCGTTCAAATTATGGGACATGGCACTGATTTCAAGAAGTTTTTCCCGCTAGACAAGGAAGAATGTCGGCAGGACTTGGGCGTGCCTCAAGATGTTTTTGTTGTGTTTAACGGTAATCGCAATCAACCGCGAAAGCGCATTGATTTGACTATCAAGGGATTCATTCGTTTTGCGAAGGACAAACCAGATGCAAGGCTTTGGCTCAATATGGGACAAAAAGACTTGGGCTGGGATATTATTCCTCTTTTTAAGCGCGTGGCGAGGGACGAGGGCTTTGATCCAACCAGCAAACTGATCTTGACAAGCCCTCATTTTTCTACGATGAATTGCTTGCCAATTGATCAGTTAAACAAAGTGTATAACGCTTCTGATGTGGGGATTAACACTTGCATTGGGGAAGGATGGGGTCTTGTGAATACTGAGCATGCGGCAACTGGTGTGGCGCAAATTGTCCCGGACCATACGAGCTGCAAAGAAATTTTCGATGGTGTGCCACGCATTGCCATTGAAAGCTGGGAGGTGGACATGAACTATGGGCTAGACCGTGGTCAACCGTCCCCTGATTCACTGGCCAGCATTTTGAATGAATACTACGAAGATCGCGAAGCGCTTGCCGCAGCGGGGCAATGGTGCTACGATCGTATGCACGAAAAGCAATTTACTTGGCCATACATTGGGAAACAGGCCAAGAAAATTATTAATACCTTACTAAAAACTAAGCGTTCGCAGCGCTCCGTCAAAGGCTTTGGTGTGCCCGCTCGTATTGATTGAAGCCATGCAAATTTCTCAAATTTTCCTCACCAACAACCCAAGCGAAAAGCTTAGTCCATTCCTGGAATACGCTACTGGCACTATTGATAGTATGTTCCCAGATGCGGAGCATGTTATTTATAACAACGAAACGCTTCGCTCATTTATTGCCGACAACTATGAAGAGGAGGTGTTGCGGGCTTACGATAAACTGCAGCCATTTTCTTATAAGGCGGACCTCGGTCGGTTTTGTCTACTAAACACACTTGGCGGCTGGTATTTTGACATTGGCATTCGCGCTATTAATTCCGTCGAAATTGGCCCACGCATTGAATTCCTGGCATTTCGGGACATTCAACGATTTAGCTTTACAAGCTGGGCCTGCGCCACTACTGTCCTTTATTCCAAGCCTGACAACATCGCTCTACGGACGGCTATTGAGATGATTGTCAATAATTGCGAGGAAGAATATTACGGCATCACTCCATTGTGCCCCACTGGCCCCACATTGCTTGGAGCCGCATTGGCGGCGAATGGTGGCAATGCAAACTTTGTTTATGGAGACTATTTAGAGCTCACGCCTACGCATCAAGAAAAGAACCGGGCATTTGTACTACCAGATGGCACATTACTGGCCTGGTCAAAACCTGCGGGAGGAGGAGACTTAACTGGGCTTGGAGCTAAGAGCGTTAACAATTACAACGAGCTTTGGGCTCAACGTAAAGTTTATGCAAAGGGATGATTTAGTGCTGTATGGCGTGCGTATGGCAGACAAGCCAATGCGCTATCAGTCTTCGTTTGTATTGAAAGAAGTGGTGGCTAACGCTGCAGCCTTAAGTCCAAAAGAGCGTTTGCGCCTAGCTCAAGAAGGGTGCTTATTTGACGATGACTGTCAAGATAACATCTCCTCTCTAAATCCATGGTGGGGAGAACTGACTGCTGTACATTATTTATTGCAGACCAACCAGGCGCCTTTCATTGGAAATGCTCAGTACAGGCGATTTTGGAGCGAAAACCATCTAAGACAGGCATCTTCAAACTTCTTATATCTATGTGAGCCATGCCGGTTCGGTTGCTCATTGGCCGATCAATTCCATGGTGGCCATAGATTTGAAGGAGTGACCATGACCATGTTGACCGCCAAGGAAAGGCAGCTCCCATTTACAGCGGAAGAACTAGCAGTGGTGTGGCGGCAAAACGTATTTCAAGGCGGGCCGATGGCAGTGGGAAGCTTTGAGCATTACAAGCAATTAATGGGAATATTGTTTGATTGCTTGTGGCCTGTATGGGAAGCATACAAGCCTGAGATAATGGCTTTACAGGGGTACGATCAAAGGGCGATTGCTTTTTTGTCTGAAAGATTTCTGTCTGGCATTGTTTTGTTTCGAGAGAAATTCATACCTAGAATCCCGTTGCGCAATATCCCGTTAGGCTTTGTCGGCCCTTAACCTTATGGCAGGAACACTGCTGGATCTAATTGACCAGCCACTGGTTAACAATTTGAAGCTTTCAGCGCATGAGGCGCTTCATGCAAAACGCTATCCGCTTCGGGCCGTATATCAAGATGATTTAACAATTCACCTTGACACGGAAGTGCCTCCAAGCGAGCTTTATGGAGAATATTTATATCGAAGTGGAGTTAGCCAGCCATATATTGATCATTGCAAGGGAATGTACCATTCTCTTAACCATTTGAATTTAGAAACAATTATTGATATTGGCGGAAATGATGGCACGCTGCTAAAGACTTTCAGGAATGAAGCCAGGATTGAACAATGGTGGTCAGGGAAAGGTCCTCGTCGACTAATCAATGTCGACGCAAGCGAGAGCTTTAAGCAAGTAAACGAAGACGCCGGCATTGAATATCACTGCGGGTTCTTTAATGAACACATGGATTTGCCCAAGGCAAATTTAATTGTCTCTACTAATGTTTTTCAGCACACCAAGGATATTCATTCGTTTTTGCGTGGTATCGCCAAGCACCTGGATGGAGTGTGGGTGCTGGAGTTTCCGTATACATTGACAACACTTCTTACCCTGCAGTTTGATCAGTTTTATCACGAGCATTATTACTATTGGCTGATTACACCATTAGCAAAATTGTTTAGTGAATATGGGCTGCGAATTGTCCATATTAAGGAAACCTCTATTCATGGTGGCAGCATGCGGATGTGGATGACAAACAAAGACATTTCTGCGCCGTCAATTGACGACGTAATTGAAAAATACAAAGATAAAGAATCCTTAATTGATCTTGAAACTTTTGATACTAATTGTCGCAATTTAATTCTTAAGAGCTGGGACTTTCTTTCGTCATTACAAGGAAGAACGGCTTTTTTTGGGGCAGCCGCAAAAGGCGCTGTTTTTCTTAACGCGCTTTCCCTGTCCACGCAAAATATGCAGTCCTATGTGGTTGACGACACGCCTGGAAAACAAGGCAAGTACATCCCAGGGACTGGATTTGAAATTGTGGATAGACAGCGGCTAAAGGAAGATCCGGTGGATAACATTGTCATTCTTGCCCATAACTTTGCCGATTACATTGCTAAGTCGCTGCGCAAAGAATTTACGGGCAACATCTACACCTGTCTTCCCTCCATCACTAAATTTTGATCATGACTCTTTCTGAAATCACTTCTGCTCCTTCCATTGACAAAATCTTAAAAGCGCAAAATATTAACGGGTTTGAAGTGCCGGGAGGCACTGATAAGCAAACCATTCATTCCTACGGCCCTGTCTACGAGCAATTATTTAAACCATTCAAGAAGAAGCAATGCACAGTGCTAGAGATTGGCGTACAGCTTGGCGGATCAATGCTGTTATGGCATGATTTGTGTCCAAAAAGTCTCGTGATTGGCGTGGACACGCAAGTGTTGTACCACCCTTCCATTTTTGAGCGAATGGAAGACGGTCGTTACTTTTTTGTCCTTGGAGACGGCTATGCCAAGCAAACAATTGACATGGTAAAAACCTGCGCCCCAAATGGTATTGATTTCGCTATTGATGATGGCCCTCATACCCTTCAAAGTCAATGCATGTTTTTGCAGCATTACCTGCCACTGCTGAACGAAGGAGGTGTTGCTGTCATTGAAGACGTACAAGAGTATGAATGGTTCGATACGCTACTTTCTTTCGTGCCCGACGAATACAGCAGTGAGATTGTGGATAGGCGTCAAATTCAAGGACGTTATGACGATCTAATGCTTGTTATTAGGAAGTAAGATAAGAAAAGACGACATTTCAGCGATGACCAAAAAAGAAAAACAAAAGAAGGTGGCGAAGGTAATGCGCGAATTTAAAGCGGGCACACTAAAAAGTAGCAGTGGCGATCCGGTGAAAAGTCGTCAGCAAGCAATTGCTATTGCCATGTCTAAAGCTGGAATGTCGCTAAAAGGCAAGAGCGATGCTTATGTTGATGCCTACATCGATGCAATGATTTGCATTGAGAGCGAAGAAGAGGAGATGGAAGAGGAAGTAGATTCTTCTTGCGGAAAAAAGCGCTGAGGGGAGACGCTGAAAGTTTCTCCCCTCCATCTGCAGTAAGAAGCGCGGCACGGCGTGGCTTAGAACTGCGCAAGAAGCATGGCAAAGGCGGTTTAACGACGCAGGAAGCGGGCAAGCAAGGAATTGGCAGTGGCGTGGCCAGGGCTGGCGATTTGGCAGGAGGCAGCGCCATTAGCTATTCGACCATCAAACGCATGGCTGCATTCTTTTCTCGCCATGAAAAGAATAAGAGCGGAGGAGAAGACGATGCAGGATATATTGCGTGGCTTTTATGGGGAGGCGATGCTGGTAGGGCATGGGCTAATCGTATTATTAAGATGGTGGAATCCAAGAAGAAAGGCCAATGAGCGAATTCGTGCGAGTTGAAGAAATCGAGGACGAAGGTATTGGCGCCATGAAAGCGTTGGCTATTTTGTCGGCCAACGAACATCGCAATACTTCTCGCTGGGAGCTTGTTGAAAAGCAATGCTTCAAGAACGGTCGACTAGACGAAACGCACATTTACGTGATGAGCGTCTACGAAAAGCCTGACCCTCATTTTGAGCCCACGAAATTCTTGGTGTTTGAAATTGAGGCAATGGCAAAGGCTTATATTATGGAAGGCATTGAAAATCAGCTTGCCGAACTGCAAGCGGATGAAGAAGACGAGGATTAATCTTTTGTGGCATTAACAAGGAACGATGGATAGCCCATTAAATAAAGCACGCTGATTCCATAGAAACCACTTAGAAAGCGAATTTGAGCGCAATCAGGCGAGAGCTCGCCGCGTTCCATGCGACTGTAGGAGGATTGACTGATGTGGAGTTCTTTTGCCACTGTCTGCTGAGAAAGCCCGCTATTAAGGCGGGCTTCTTTAATGCGAGACGCAATGAGAAGACGCGCTTGTTGGTAAGGCATTTTGAGGGCATCGGTGGCGCTTCTCGCTAAAAACAGCATTCTTTAGTCTCCTTTGAATAATCAGTCTAGACAGAATAGAGACAAGTGTAAAGTATATTTATGGGCACCACATCCTGTAGGTACGATTTCTCACCCATTGAGAAATATGAAATCACGCCAGAAGGTTATCTTCGGGCGTGGGCTTCGATTGCTCGCACGGGCATTCAGCATTACACCGATGCTGATGGTTCTATTAGGCGAGAGTATCGACCACCTTCTGAAGTGGCGTCTCCCGAGAGCCTAGCCTCATTTGCTGGCAAGGCCATCACTTCTGAACATCCTCCCGTCCTTTTGGACGCAGACAACACTAAAGACTACCAAGTGGGATTTAGTGGCACTGAAGTGGTGTATGACAATGGTTTTGTTAAAGCAGTGATGACAATCACTGACAAAGAAACCATTGAACGCATCATGAAGGGCGATGCTCGTGAAGTGAGTGCTGGATATAGGGTGAGCTACGACCCTAGTCCTGGTATCACGGAAGACGGCGAACATTACGATGGCGTCCAAAAGGAAATCATTGGTAATCACATCGCTGTTGTACGTCGTGGCCGTGCAGGCCCGCAAGTGAAGCTTCATCTTGATCGTCAAGATGCAGCCGATCCATCTCTATTTCCTAATGAAGAGGAACGTCTTATGACTGCAAAAGTCGTATTCGACGGCGCTGAGTTTGATGTGAGCGAGAGCGTTGCTCTGGCGATCACTAAAGAACGAGAAGACGCCCGCATGTCTTACGAAGACATGAAAAAGAAGTACGACGAGCTCCAGGCCGCTGCTGATTCTATGAAATCCGAAATGGATGCCATGGAAAAGGAAATGAAGGGCAAGTGCGATTCCGCTGAGGGTCGCGCCGATGCTCTGGCTGAGCACGTCGAAGAATTAAAAGCAGAACTGGCCGCCGCCAAGGAAATCAACTTTGATTCCATGGTTGAAGAGCGTCTTGCTCTCATTGAAAAGGCTAAGCCTGTTCTGGATGCCGCTTATGAATTTAGTGGCAAAACCGCCCGCGAAGTGATGGTTGATTCCATCGTTGCAGTGCGTGGCGACAGCATTGACCTGTCTGAGAAGTCTGATGACTATGTGCAGGCAATGTTTGACACTCTGTCGGAAGCTTCTCGCAAAGATTCCGCTGTCACCGATGAGCTGCGCAAAAGCGTCGCTTCTTTAGCTGCTCCCATTACTGCACCGTCCGCTTATATGGATTGGCTGCAAAACGCATGGAAGCATCCCCTCTCCATCTCTAAGGAGGCTAAGTAATCATGGCTGTAGTTTTTACTGCGTCGGGAACCGCCGCGGCTGGTGGTGTGCAGCAGGCTTATGCGCTGACTCACACTGCACTGCTGGAAGGTCAACTCTCCGACATTCGCAACAACACTGTTGTTTCTCGTATTAACGAGACTGGCGCCGTCATTCCGTTTGGCAATGGCGTGGTCTATAACAGCGCAGGTACTGTTGGCGAATCCGCCAAGACGATTGCTGCTGCTGCTGACACTTTCCTGGGTGTGAACGTTCTCACTTATGTGGACGAAACTGCCCTGGACGCAAACAGCCGCCCTGGCGTCAAGGACAAGCAAATGCTCAACGTGGCCAGCGAAGGCGCTGTTGCCGTTTACGTGCATGGCGCTGTCGATCCGACCACTGTGGTCCGCGTGATTCACACTGCCACTGGCGTGAAGTATGCCGGCCAATTCAGCTCGACAGTGATCTCCGGCAAAACTGCAACGCTGGCGAACGCTCGCTATCTGACTTCTACCACGGGGTCGGGCATTGCCATCCTTGAGCTGAACGGTCCTTCGTTCACTCTCACTGCTAACTGATAGGAGGCTCTAACAATGTCTGAATTTCGTATGGATGATGCGGGCCTGTTCCTTGAGCGGCAGCTTGAGTACATTCGTCCGCAGGTATTTGAAATCGCTTATGCCGACATCAAATACCCCACTATTCTGCCTGTGACCAGCGAAGCCGGTCCTGGCGCTCAAACTTTCACCTACCGCATCATGGATGCCACTGGTGAATTCAAGCTCATCTCTGATGCTGCAGATGATCTGCCCCGTGCCGACATCAGCCAAGTGGAGAAGAGCATCAACATCCGCTCCATTGGTGGTTCTTTCGGTTACACCGTGCAAGAACTGCGTGCCGCTCAAATGGCAAACATCGCCCTGGAGCAGCGCCGCGCTTCTGCCGTGCGTCGTGCCTATGAAGAAAAAGTGGAAGACATCGCCCTGTTCGGCGAAGCTTCTGTGGGCCTGAAGGGCTTCTTCAATAACGACACCGTTGATGTGGTGGCAGCCGATAAGTGGTTCACCAGTAGTGGCACCACTGCTCAAGAAATGCTGGACCTGCTGAACTATGGCGTGACTGCCATTATCAATGCGTCCAAGATGAAGGAACAGCCCGATACGATTCTCATGGCATGGGAAGACTATCGTGAAATTTCCACCCGTCGCAATTCAGATTCGTCTGATGTGACTGTGCTGGAGTATTTCCTGCGTACCAACCCTTACATCCGCAGCATTGAGCCCATCAACCAGCTTGATGCAGGTAATAGCGACCTCAACACCAACCGCATGGTTGTGTACAAGCGCGATCCCGAGAAAGTGCAACTGCACATTCCTCAGCCGCTTGAGCTGTTCCCGCCTCAGCAGCGTGGCCTGGAATTCATTGTTCCCGCCCATGCTCGTGTTGGTGGCGTGGCCATCTACTATCCCAAGAGCGTCATCTACGTTCAGGCTTCTGCCTGAGGATAGTTAATCAAGGGAAGGGCGTTAAGCTTGTAAACAGTTCTATAGAACACGCATGTTAATTGCTTACCGCCCTGAACTTGAAAATCCGCCGCGTGAAGCTGGTTTTGGTATTATCACTCGCACTGGTCTCATTCAATTGGTGCCAGGCTTAAATCAGGACATTCCTGAGGAGAAGTGGGAAGAAGCCAAATCCAACAAAGCCGTCAAGCGCCTCATGGCAATTGGAGCCATTGAAGAGATGCAAGATCGTCTTGTCGTAGAGGAACTCCCCGACGACACTGATAGTCTTTCTGCTCTGCCTCTGTCTCAAGCAATTCGCGCCATTGAACTCATCCACAACGCAGATAAACTGACAGAGTGGAAGAAGAAAGAAGGCCGTATTCGCGTGAGGAACGCCATTTCTAAGCGGCAAGAAGCCATTCGCATTGGGAAGGCCTGATTATGGCAGTCACTTATGCAAGCTTTCTTGAGCGCTTCCCTGAATTCACCCCTCATCCATCGGGGATTGTGAATGGGGCGATTGGTGAAGCCACTTTTGATGCATCGGAAGATGTGTTTGGGGCTCAAACTGACAGGGCGGTTAAGTTTCTAGCGGCGCACATTATTGCCATTCAACTTGCGCAAATGGGCATTCAAATTGGTGCTACTGAAGGCAAGGTGTATGGAGAGGGGCTTGATGCTTCTCAATATGGACAAGAGTTCAAGCGTATGCTTAATTCGCTTCCTGATTCTGCTGTGGGGTTTGTAGTGTGACCAATTTCTTGATGCCATTAGCCAATGCCTCCTTGGTGTTTAGCGTGGCATCAGGATATGCATTGGACAGTGATACTGGTAATTATGTGGCAGTGTCATCTGGAACTACTTTCTATGCTTCATTGAAGCAAAAGCGGAATCCTCAATACGATCAGTTGCTTGGCGCTGATAATACTGCCGTCTACATGGAAGGCAGGCTCACTAATCCGCTTACGCTTTCTGGCGTGACGTTTGGCGATTCAGCGCGAGCAACGATCAATGGAAGGGAAGGAAGGTTTGAACTATTGCCTAACGAGCAAATTGCTGAGCATTATTGGCAATTTCTCGGCACACCAATCAGAGGTATTTTTAGACTGGTTGGTAAAGGAAGCGTGGACAACGCTTAATCACTTTCTCTTTCATCGCTGAGGATTTTCCCCATGCTCTACCATCCCACTGAACTGGTAAAGAGCCAAGACGTGATTGTGCGCGTTGGCTCCATCACCGGCACCTCCCGTCCCATCATCACCCAAAGCGGCGCTACTTTCACTGTTAGTGGCGCTCCCACGCTCTACACGCTCCAGGCGGCTACCACTGCTTCCGTTGCCTTCAACGACAACAACCAAGAATTCTACCTGCTTGGCGGCGGCGGTTTTGCTGATAGCGTGATTGTCACTTCGCAGGCCACTGCATCTATCACGTCCTATTTCCAAAAGGATGTTGACGGTACCGTCTTCCTTCCCAACAGCTTTGACGAAGCTTTCCAGGTCATTAGCTCTTCTCGCTACGACAAGGAAGCTGAAGTGTACGTGGAAATCAACAAGCAGCTTGGCGCTTCTGGTACTACGTTCTATTACGATCGCGTGGCCTACGTGGGTCGCGTGATGAACTATAACGAAAGCTATCCCGCTGACAATCTGGTTGAATGCACCTTCGATCTTGTTTCTCGCGGTCGCATTGGCATCCACCAAAACGCCACTAACACTGGCAGCCTCATCCCTTCTGCTCCTAATAGCTGATACAGCCACTAGGGAAAGTTTGCTAGCCTCCTTTATAGGAGGCTTTTTTCATGGATATTGGCCAACTGCGCGAAACAATTACGCAGCTTCTTTCTGCATCGCCTAATTTAATTGGAGAATACGCTTTGCCTGGAGGCAAGGTTATTCCTGCTGTTTATGTGGTGGGGCGACAGAGCGTGCCAAAAGAATGGAAGGCAAAAGGTCTAGAGGTGACTATTGAAGAGTTTCCAGCGATGAGCCCACGTGCAATGGTGGGCAAAGTTCGAAACAATCAGCAGTGGACAATAACGCTTGTGGATTACACCCCCAATTCCACTGCACTACATAACGCCGCACAACGGATTGCTCGTAGATTTCCAGACGCCCAGTTTTCTTTCCGGCCGGAAAGCGATGTGGTGTATGGGCAGTATCGCATTAGAATTCCAGACGTACAGCTATTAAACATACATCCTCCATTGTGAAACTATTGAAAAGCGAATGCGGCAAGGCTTGGTTGTTTGACGTGACTAAGGATGAATATTTTTTACTAGCTGGATTCGCTTGTTTTATGCCTGGATGTAGCTCAATCGTCTCCTTTCCCATTGACGGCAAAACAACGAAAGCAATTGTGCCAGGGGAAGTAGCGGTAAGCGCTGTTCCGTTAAGAATGTTCAATGCTAGACTTGCGCTGCGATAGTGACCGCCATGAGTAAGTATTCGGAATTTTTCTTACTGAGTAATGCGCAATATCAGCCCATTGGAGAATGCTTGCGTTTGCGCAAATATGGTAGCTGGCTAGCGGAAGAGGCATGGCTTAGGGAAGAACAGTCTCAGCGTCGTGCGCAACTCACGTTAAAAGCAATTGCATTCGCCCGCAAAATTGCGGAAGAAAAGAACGTGGACGCAGAGGAAGCTTTTACATTGCTTCAGTCTGGCGGTCAAAATTCTGAGCTTTTTTCGGAGTATGCAGACGAGACGGCTCAACTCATGCAAAGCATGCCGTCTCAACGGGAGCAAATCGAGCAACTTGTTACTGTTTTTTTCCGTAACAGAGGAGAAGTGATGCAAGGCAAGAAGTGGGGGCCAACGGAAGATTGGAGCGAGGATGACACGCGAAAACTCCCTAAAAATCTTTTAGACATGGTGGAAACATTTATGAGCGAAGAAGATGCCAGCATTGTGTCTGATGGAGAGCCGGCGGAAGGAGAGGAAGAGCCAAAAAACTAATAGAGCGGCTGGCTCGGCAATGCGAAACAGCCATTCTCAATAGAACTGACTGGTCAGAGATATACGCACAGTTGTGTTCCTTCCAAATTGCCGATCCCATTTTTCATGCCGCAAATTTCAATAAACTTCCAATCAAGCTGATCGAGATTGTATTGAACCATAGCTATCAAGCTTTGCATAGGGAGACAAATGCAAATAGCATTAGTACGGCTAAATTGGCTCTTGTTGTGTGTAGCGCGTTGGGGAACAAGGGGAGCAAGATAAAGCTTGAGCATTTCTTGCCATACGAAATGAAAGAGAATAATGGGCGATTAAAAGAATCAACAAGAAAAGCGATGCAATGGGCATTAAAGAATGAAAAGCTTCCGGCTGTCGTGGTTGGCATGATAGGCGCGGAATTGCGCTGAAATGTTAGATTGTGAATAGATTTTATTTGTTTAGGCAATGGCATATCAGTTGCGTTTTGAAAGCAATGCGTTTCGGGCTGATAGTGCTATTGGCAGATTGGTCGACATCCTTGGGGCTTTTGGTCGTGGAGCGCGTCGCGCTGTTGGTATTAGGGTTGAAGAATATCAAGGAAACGAGATTAGACAGCTCAGAGGAATCAATCAACGCACATTTGACTTAGCAATGGATTGGGCAGATAATGATTTTGACGAGCAAATGCAGGCGATTAAGTGGGACTGGAAGGGGCAAGACGTTGTTACTCGCCGCAAAAATGGCGAAAAAGTGACTGAGCCTCGCAACATTATTGATCAAGGCGATTTGCTTGCAAGCAAGCGACGAGACGAGATTAGACGTGGCGTTACTGAATTTATTTGGGAAGATGATGTGGCCGAGCTTGTCCATGACGGAGGAAGAACAAAAACAGGAGGAGTTTATCCTGCTCGTCCATGGACGGAGCCTACTCTCGATCAAATCGACAGTGTAATTGAAACTGTGCTTCGCAACGGAGGGCGCTAATTATGGCAACTTACAGAATTGATTTTTCTACTAATGCTTCTCGCATTGCGAATGAAATTGACAGGGTAAATAAAGCGCTCACTGAAGCCGTTCGCGCGTCTAAACCTGTTGAGATTAGGCTTGATGACACCAAGCTCACGCACCAGCTTAATACAACATTTAAGCAGCTAGATAAAGAAATTGCGAAGTACGAACGTAAGCTTCGCAAGCTTTCAATTGGATCTCCCGCATTTGGGGAGAAAGCCTCTCAAATTGGCCAATTAGAGGGCCGACAACAGATGGGGCAAATGACGGCTCAAGCCGTTCGTTTGCGAGCACAAGCTGGAGCTTTCCCTCAAGAGTCTTTTGCTGGTTTATCTCGCGAGATTCAGGCAGCCAAAATAAGCGCTTCCATGATTCAGCCAAACACTGAGGCATGGACGAATTTACAAAGGGAAATTGCAAGACTTAATTTTGATCTACAGAAGGCTGATAAGCTAGCCGAAAATATTCAGCTTACTGAAAATCTTGGCGCATTCTCTCCTGGTAGTCTTAACGCCTTAGAAGCAAAACTTACTATTCTCAGAAACAGGGCTAAAGAGATTTCGCCTAGTACCACTGAATGGAAACAATTAAACAAGGAGATCGTACAAACAGAGCAGGCCATTGGAAGACAAACCCGCCGCCCTCTAACAAGAGGACAAAGACTTGGTGCTGCAGGAGGGGCGTTCTTATATGGCGGAGGTCTTGGAGGTGGCGTAGGAAGCGCTGTCGGAGGCATTGCCGGCGGCTTAGCAGGCGGAGTTCCTGGGGCATTCACGGGCGCGGCCATTGGTCAAGCAGCGGATAATTTGCAAGCAATGACCGCCGGCATGATTGAGCAGGCCGTCACCATTGAAAAACTGCAGATGGGGCTAGCCGCTGCATCTAATAATTTCAGCGATTTTGCGCGAGCCACGCAAGAAGTGGAGCAAATTGCTTTACGTCTTCTCATTCCATTGGACCAAGCTTATCGAAAGTTCACGCAATTGCGAGCTTCAACTGTTGCGCTTGGTTATGACACGGAAACCACTGGAAAAATATTTGAAGGGACAGCCTCTGCAGTTCTGAGAGCAGGCGGCAGCATGGATGACGTGGACGGCGCCATGCGAGCCGTCGTCCAAGTGTTTAGCAAAGGGAAGTTAACAGCCGAAGAATTGAGAGGGCAATTAGCAGAACGACTTCCTGGGGCGGTTGTTGAATTTGCTCAATCTTCTGGCATGTCTGTCCAAGAGCTTGACAAAGCTTTTGAGGCTGGGCAAACGAGCATTGATGATTTTGTCGTTTTCTTGCGTCAAAAAGCAAAAGACTCGGAAAGCTTTACAAACGAAATGGCGACAAGCTCTGAATATGCTGGCGCTCGCATGGCGAAAGCATTTGAGAAACTGCGAATTAATATTGGTCAGTCCTTTCAACCGATGGGGGCCGCCTTTCAGGATTTTGCTACAAGAAGCGTTGGCTTTCTTGACAAGGTTGTTCAAAAGTTAATTGAACTGCAGTTTATCCAGCCAGGCGCACAATATTACATTGCCGAAAACCTTGCCAAAGGAGGGAGCATAGAAGATCTTAAGCAGCAATTAACAGAAGCAGAGGCGCTGCTTGAGAAGACAAAAAAAGCTCAACAAGGTCTGCTTTACGGTGGAGGCGGGAGCATTTTTGATGCGCTTTTTGGTAATTTAACGGGCAAGCAAGGATCAGAGGGTAAGGTGAAAGCACTAAAAGAGGCAATCAAAGAGCTGGAAAAATTTCAAAAACTTGCGAAGCAGCGACAAACACAACAGAATGTGCAAGAGGAAAAAGAAGACAGGGGCAAGAAGCTTTTAGATGCCATCGAGAAGCGCGAAGAAAGTATTGCCAATGCAAGAAAGCAGCGAGAAGAAGAGATTGCAAACATTCGTGAAAATGCACTAAAGCAAATTGAAGCAATTGAGCGTAGATATAGGGACGAAAAGCTGCGCTCCGAAAGGGAACTTGGCCGTGTGCAACGAGAGATTGCTGCGTCGGCAGAAGAGAGATCTCTTTTAGAGCGTGAAGCAAGATCTGCCTTGACGGGTGAAGATCCTGCGCTGATTGAACAAGAACGGCGGTTAGGTGAAGCAATTCGTCGATACACAGAAGAAAAAGTAAGTATTGAAGAGCAAGAGCAAGACCGCAGACTTGCGAAAGACAGGGAGCTGGAGGATTTTAAGAAAAATAATGCTGACGCAATTAACAAGGCAAACGAAAAATATGCAAAGCAAATCGGAGAAATCCAACGAGCCTATGCAAAAACAGTTGCCAAATTAATTGAAGATGGCACTGGGAATGGAGCGAAGAGACTTGCTAAGGCCGGCCAGCTTATGGCCTTGATGATTTCGCAGGCTTCGGCACAGTCAAATTTCCAGAGAATTTCTGGACTACCAATTCGACCGGCGCAAGGAGGCGTTAATGTAGCAGGGCAAATTTATACAAACAAAGAAGACTTTGGTGCAACACTGACACAATCAGCCCTTAGCTCAAACTTGGCACCAACCGATATTCGATCTCTCATTGTCACAGGTAAAAACTATTTTGATGCCGTCATTGAAGGACAGCGACTAACTGCTGAATTTGGTCGATTGTTTGAACAATCAGCCCAAGCGGCTACGGTCGCGCTTCCTACTATCAACTTAGGCGATCTAGAGGCAAGATTTAAGGCGGCCCAATCACCTGCAGACGGTGTAGCGGCAAGCGTTAGGGATGCGCGCGAAGAACTGAATCAGCAGGAGAACATCCTCACGGCACTTCAATCAACGTTCACTGAAATTGGCGCGAGCAAAAACAAAGAATTACGCGATCTTATTGAGCAGGACAACCTTATTTCGGCTCAGATTGACTTGATTAACGGGGGAATGTTGCCGGCCCTTGCGGAGCAGGAGGCCGCAAATAACAGACAGTTTGAGCAGGCAATGGCGCGAGCTAAAGCGGCGGCCTCGCAGGCGGCAGCGGCAACAAAAGATAGCCAAGTGCAGGCAGAAATAGAGCGTTCATTGCAGAATCAGCTCAATACACTTGAGGCGATGAGCAAGGAATATAATACGCAGTCTCAAACGCTGCGTGATCGAGCGGCAATCTTGGAGGCGAGCAAAATACAAGCAGAAACTAGGATGACAGGAAGAGGATTAGGAGCTGGCTTCATTAACGAGGCCGCCACCGCTTTTGAGGGGCAACTGCTCAAGGGCGTTGACCCAGAAGGTGCCGCGCTTGTAGCAAAAGCGACAGAACAGCTAACCATTGCTAAAACCGCTGCAGACGCTCTTCAATCGTCTATTAATGGCATAGGCACTGCATTTGGAGAGGCAATGACGACTGGTATTGCGAGTCTGGTATCGGGAACTGCCACTGCACAGCAAGTATTCGCCAGCTTTTTGCAAAGCATTGGCCAGTCTCTCCTTAATGCTGCAGGTCAAATGATTGCCACTTATACGGCTATTGGCATTGCAAAGATATTTGCAGGCATGGGCGGAGGAGGAGGAGGAGGGGGTCTGGAGCCAAACACTGCTGCCGGAAACGCTGCTTTCATGCAACGTACTGGCGCACTTGGTTTCGCAAATGGCGGCATCGCTCTTGGCGGCTTCCAAGCCTTTGCTAATGGCGGTATCGTCAAAGGGCCTACACTCGGCTTGGTAGGCGAGGGGCGTTACAACGAGGCCGTTGTCCCTCTCCCTGACGGCAAGAGCATTCCAGTGCAACTGGGAGGCCGTACAGCGCGTGATCTGATGGGCGGCAATGCTCCAGGCATGCCACAGCAAACTTCCCTCAATATGAGCTTTGAAACGACCAAAATCAATGGCACGGAATACGTGAGCCGTGAACAGCTTGAACGGGCGATGGCAGAAACTCGTCGCGCCTCCATTGCTGGCGGAGCTCGTCAAGGCATGAGCATGACCTTAGATAGGATACAACAAAGCCCCTCTGTTCGCTCTCGCATTGGTATTCGCTAATGGCCAATTTCCCTTCGATTAAACCTAGTTCCAGGAGCTATTCTCCTGGACAATTCCCAGTCAAAACCTACAGAGGACTGTCTGGTGCCGTTGTCAAAAGAGTGTTTGGCAATAGAGCTTATGGCCATACCATTGAACTGCAATTCAATAATATTTCTGACGCCAATACAAAGGACATTCTCGATCATTACTACGAACAAGGGGGGAGCTATCTTCGTTTTGCATTGCCAAATGAAATGTTTTCTGGCATAAACGACACTCTAAAGGGAGTGATACAGGCGCCTTCTAATATTTTGTGGGAATACGCAGAGCCTCCCATAGTGGAAAGCGTATTCAATGGTAGAAGCAATGTTAGCGTAAGATTGATTGGGGAGCTTAATTAATGGCTGAAATTATCATTGCTCATTTTGCCTCTCTTACTACATCGTCTGGCAGCCAGCATTTATATCAAAATTTTTTCTATGGCACAGGAGGTTCTGCAGTGGCCATTCCTGGTGCAGGCGGGGAAGAATACGAATTTGCGCCATTTAGGGCGGAAGGCTCACTTGCATCGTTGAACGGAGATAATGCACCGTTGCGCCTTTTGTTTCCGCATAGTGCATTTACTATCGCATTAGTGGAGGAAGGCAATGGCAATAGGCTTAGCCAGCTTGGCCTTAAAACAGTTTGGCTTGGCAATGCTGGAAACCTTGCTGCTTATGAAGATTATTCATTGGTGGCGTTGTACGAGGAATATTATGTGGGGGTGGGTGCATCGTTTGACGATACCACTGTTGAACTGCGCTTTAGAAGTGCCATGGATAGTGTAGGGGCTTCATTCCCAAGGCGCACTTTCAATACAACGAATGTGGGTATTTTGCCAGTAAACGCAGAGATTGCACTGCGTTAATGAACGACTTAGTTGGGCTGCAATATAAATGGGGGGCCAATCCAGACGTAGAACATGGATTCACTGATTGCTTTCAATTGTTTTGCGCGGCAAGGCGAAGGCTCGGGCTATATGACTATGGCGAAGATTTTTCTTTTGCCTACAAAGAATACAATGAAGAATCGTTTCGTTTTGCGCGAATGGCGAGATGGATGTTGAGCAATGCAAGGGAAATTGACAATCCTCGGCCGGGATGTTTAGCAATGATGAAAGGGCGGGCGGCATTAGCTACAATGACCCCTGACGCTATTATTTGCATTGCGCCAAAAGGGCGTAGTGTTAAGATACCACTAGCTTCTAGACAGCATAATTTGCGCTGGTTTTGCCCGAAGAAAGATGCGTAAGCTTTTACCGTATGAGCATCAATTAATTGAGGCCCTTGATATTACGGAAGAAGAGTATTGGCAATTTTGCCTTACGCGAGATAAATATGCGGACGTAAAGGTTGGGACAATTTACGACATTAGGAACGAACCACTTAGTACTATCGCCCTTGTGTTGTCTATTGTTGGAACAATCGCGCAGGTGGCGGCTGCATTATTGGCGCCTCGCCCAGATGTCCCATCGGCGGCAAATGCACGCCGTAGTCGTAACACTGCTTTTGCGCCACGTTATGGTTTTAATTCTTTTCAGGAAGTGGCACGCTATGGCGACCCGGTTAACTTGGTCTACACCAACACTAAAGATAATAGCGCGGGCGGATTAAGGGTGAACACATCTTTGGTCTGGTCTGCAGTGCAAAGTTTTGGCACAAGCCAGTTCATTCAAATGCTCGCAGTAGTTGGAGCTGGAGACATTGAGCTTTTTGATTACCAAAAGACGGCATTTGGCCAGGCCGTGCTTGAAGATTTTGCCACGCAACGGTATTGGTTATACGCAAAAGAACAAAGCGGACTCTTAGCCTTTGGCGACTTAAAAAAGGGGGACGGAGTTCGCGATCCTAGTTACGACGGGCAAGGGGCTAATGGCTATGTGTATCAAGTTAAGATTGCAGGTCGACAAGCGGAGGAAGGGTTTAGTCAAGCTTTTTCACCATCGGCAAATAATACTCTCGGTTTATACGGAGTGGTGCCAATCAATGTGCGCGTAATTGAACGAAATGAAAAAGGTTATGTCGACAAAGGAGGAAAAGATGATTTGGGAGTGTATATCACAGAAAGCCAGAGAAGCATCTATTGGCCAAATGATTGGATAGCAGTTATTGGGGACAGGCCTTTATTCCCAGCGGAACGGGAAATAGAGATTGTCTTTAAGGAAGACGATGAAAAAATTGACGCTGATGCCGAATATGCGGCATTGGACTACAGAACGGCTCTTGTTTCTACGATTGACTCGGCAAGTTTATACAAAATTGGAGCTGCGAAGTTTCAACTCGTCAACGCTCAAGGCGCGAATGCATTAAAAGGCCCCGCCAGAAAAAGAGCAAAGATCAGTGCCGGTATTTACACTTTTAAATGTATCGAGCCCGGTGTTTTATGTGAAGAGGACTATGACATCAGGAATTACCAGGCAAAAGAAGACGATCTAAACAGTGATTTGACTATATTAAATGACAGACTTGCGGCTTTGACCATTGAAGGGGAAGCCCTTAAGACTGATTATCAATACAAGGGGCCTGGTGCCGAGCTCATTGAGCAATATGATCAAGAGTTGGAAAGAATCTCCGACTTTCTCACGGCGAGCGATGCCATCTTGAAAGGAGACATTTCCAGGCAATCTCTTTATGATGTGGTTAAAGAGGCGAATGAATTCAAGGGACTAACAAATAAGATTGATGGCGTAGAGGAACAGATCAAGATAAAAGAAGATCGCATCTCTGAGCTAGAGGATGAAATCGCGGAACTAAGAGCGCAAGATCCACCAGATACTGATGCCATCGCGGACAAGCGACAGCGCAAGAAGGATCGCATTGCTGATAAGCGTCGTCTGCGGCAAGAGCGTCGCGAGCTATTCGCTCAGCTCACTGCAAAAGTTATTGAGGAAGGCTTATATGATGAGCGTAAAGGGACTAATTTGCGTGAGGAAAGGAAAAAAGCAAGGAGAGACAGAGAAAAGATTAAGACGAAACGGAGTAAAATTGCCTCTGAAGTGACAAGAGATTATGATGCAGAAAATGCTCTTCTTGCTGAGTGGCAGGGCAGGTATGATGAAACGACTGCTCAAATTCAAGAAATTGAAAAGCGCCTACGTGACAAGGAAACTTTCAATGATCACTTTAATGTAAAATGCTTAGCAAAGGTAGACGAGATTTCCTATGGTACGCTGACAAATTGCGACATTGTAAACTTCTCCCTTAAATCAAAAATTTTCAAGCGTATTGCCGGTCGTCAAAGTAAATACGGAGAAACAAGCTCTGACGGCCATAAAGACGCTGACAATGGCCTGCGCTTGCGTACAGCCATGTTTTGGGTGTTGTATAAAGAGACAGAGTCAAATGGTGACTACATTCGCGTGCCAGCAGTGTTTGCCATCCGCAAAGGCGTAGAAACGGACAACTATACGGATATTCGCTTTGTTTTTAACAAAAGAACAAAATGGAGCTTCAAGATGGAGCCCATTGTTGACTTATCCGCAGAACTGCGCACCCACAATAATGGAAACGATATTGATGTGATTTATTTGGAAACAAAAAGCTATAAAAATACGCAGAAAAAAGGAGAATTTAGCCTAAAAGGAAGTGACGGTTTTATTGCCTATCACGGCCAGGACCCCTTAAGCACAGTCGATCGCCTACCTCCTCGAAACAATAATCCAGCCTTTGTTGACGAATGGGGCGTTTTTTCTATGCGTTCTGACACGCAAATTACTTTTTCTTTTGATGCGGGACCAGAGATTTCGCTGGCGGCAGTAACAGAGCAGCAAAGGGAGCCATTTTCAGACACTTTATATGGAAGCATGTCAATGCTTGGTTTCAATGCCTATAGCGGAAAGGGCGTGCAGGATTTGCGTTCGCTAAGTGCATTTGTTCTTAAAGGAAAAAAAGTGAGGAGAGTGAATGCTGATGGTTCGTATGACACGACTGCCATGGAATCAACAAGCTATGCCCCTGAAATCTTTTTTGATACCATCGTTGATGAAGTGAATGGTATTGGAGCCTATGCAAATATTGCGGGAGTGGATATGGAGCGACTTGGCAAGGCTAAATTATTCTGCAAAAAGAATAGCTATTACATGGACTGCGTGATTGCAGAGCCGCAATCTTGGCGTGAGTTTTGGACGACAGTTGCGCCCTATTCACTGCTTGAATTTGCAAAGATTGGAGGAAAGGAAACCCTTTTTCCGGCGGTACCATTTGACGTGTATGGCAACATTACCAATGAAGTGAGTATTTCGGCACTGTTCAATCAAGGCAACATATTAGAAGGTACATACAAAGAAGAGTTTATTGATTACGGAGACAACACCGAAGACTTGTTGGCCACAATCATTTATCGTGACACTGAATCGGACAAGTCATTTCCAGGCAATACAAGCGTGCAACTTCGACTGGCGGACTCTAACGAGGCATTTTGTATTAGGCAGTCTTTTGACTTGTCCAATTACGTTTCTCGTCGCACTCAAGCCATTCATTACGGCATGCTACTTTGCCAGCAGCGCCGCCATTCCAAGCGGGCCGTTGAATTTAAAACGTTTCCAACGGAAAGCCCCGTTGAACCTGGCAGTTATATTTATGTGCAAACAGACCAAAACGAATGGGATAATTTAAGGACCGGCAAGGTTGAGCAAGGTGGTATTATCAATTTGCCTATAGCAGAGCCTATTCAAGGCGGAAATTTTGACGCGCTACTTTACAAGGGATCCGCTGGGGTGGTCAAACTGTCTAATATTGCTATCAACAACAATCAAAGCAATAGCCTAATTGACTACACTGATTACTTAATTGTCCTTGGTACTGCCATTACTAGCAAGCGCGTATTCCGGGTGAGTGAAGTTGCAATGGAGGAAGAAGGGGAAGTGTCAATCAAGGCAATGGAGCACCCATGTAGCGAGGAAGACGGGAAAACGATTTCGCGCATTGTTCAATTTGATGAGCAACTTTTCCAAATAGACTAAGCTGTTAGCATGTTGACAAACGAGACTTAACCATGCCTTTTTATACTGGCCGCTCTGGCAAATTAAAACTTAACGGCACGGAAATGGTCAAGGTGAGAGACTGGAGCCTTGACACTGGCGTGGAAACCCTTGAGACAACCACGCTTGGAGACACGGCCAAAACTTATGTGCATGGGCTATTTAGCGCTACCGGCAGCGCTAATTTGTCTTATTACACGGGGACCAGTAACGGCGTAGTCAGTCTGCTTTCTCGCATTGCAAAAACAAGCGAAATCTCTGAAAACGATAAAGTGGAGCTTACTTTTGAAGTGGGCGCTGATCAATACTTTACGGCCAATGCCATCATCAATAGCGCGAGCATTGCCGTATCAACAGACGAACTAACCACTGCATCGTTTCAATTTACGATCGATGGTCCGTTGATTACTGTGCAAACATCGGGGTCTTAATTTCAATGACTTTTTTCGTTGGACACACTGGCATTGTTCGCTTACGCAGAAGAAGCGCAGAGGAAATTACGCTGCGAACCAGCGTTGAACAAGACGAAGTTAATCAAATTTTGAATCGCTTTAGTTTTGCAAATAGCGAAGACAATTTACTCACCGGGGATCAAGTGGAAATTACCACTAGCGACCCGCGCAAGCTTGCGTTTATAGACGCGACGGCATGGCCAACTGCTTTACAAGTGCAACCAAGACTAAGGGCTTATGTCAATGTAAACGCCATCGGCGCTGTGCGATTGTACGATGCCTTTGTGGATGCTATCAATAATAACCGGGAGAATGAAATTCAACTCAATCCCTCATTTGGAAGCCCAATAGACATTGAGCTTGTTGTCAGGGATAATGCGTATAATTCTCTTGGAAGTGTCATTTCTTATGAAATCAACACCGACCGTGCCGCCATTGAAACAACCAGCCTTTCCGATGCTTTCCGCAATCAACACGCGGCGGGACTTATAAGTGGAAGCGGAAGCATTGAATGTTTGTTCAATGTAGGAGCGATTTCAAACAAAGCGGAAGAACCCGCGTTATTTTTATTGCAAACGATTCAGCGATTGGACGTCGGTAGTGAATTAAGCCTATTGCTTTCTTTGTCTCCAGTAGAAGAGTCTCGCGACTTAAGAGTGTTTGCCGCGTCGCAAAATGAAGTGTTTTATGAAATGCAGGCAGTAATAACGCGGGCTGGTGTGACAGTTAATTCAGACGCCATTGTTTCTTGTTCCATTGATTTTTTAACTACCGGCCCATTTAAGGTGAAGATTGGCATACCTAATGATTATGTACTAAAAGAAGACGATGATCTCATTGAAACAGAAGAAAACCAAGAAACCGGACTTGGCTTCTTGTTGCAGGAAGTCACCGATTGATTTAGCTAGTATTAGCTGTAGCATATCGAATATAGCGCTGTACTGGCATGGCCGACCAAAGAATTTCAGAACTGTTTGAAATTACGAGCAGTGGCGTTGCGGCTGAAGACGTACTGCCTATTGTTGACACAAGTGTTAGTCAAACGAAGAAAACGACAGCTAAAAACCTAGCGGAAGCCGGGTTTCGTTTAGCCAGTAACGCGACGTTAGATATTGCAAAAATCGACCAAAACAGCGCGACAAAAATAAGTTCAGTTGCAATTGCTAGTGGTGCTATTACAGAGCCAAAATTGGGCTCTTTGTCTGTCGCATCTGGTGCATTGCAAGATGGAGCAGTTACTACTGTCAAACTTGCTGATTCTGGCGTTACAACAATTAAAGTTGCCAGTGGGGCTATTACTGGCGCGAAAATCGCAGCCTTAACGATTGAGTCCGGCAATGTAGCGAACGGGGCCATTGGTACCAATCAATTAGCGGCCAGTGGAATTACTACCGTCAAAATGGCGGATAATGTCGTCACTTTTGCCAAAATTCAGCAAGTTGCAACGGATGTTTTAATTGGCCGATCATCTGCTGGTAGCGGCAACATTGAAACCATTGCTCTTACTTCCGCCGGCCGTGCTCTTTTGGACGACGCTGATGCAGCGGCTCAACGATCTACGCTTGGCCTAGGCAATATCGCCCTGGCTAGTGGCACTTGGTCTAACGGCTCTAGCGTGAGCGGAACGAATACTGGCGACCAAACCATTGTCTTGAGCGGTGTAGTCAATGGTACAGGAACCACGGGGATTAATACAAGTTTTGTAGACGGAACAGTTAACACTGCTGCTCTAGCAAGCGCCAGTGTTACAACAGCAAAAATTGCAGACGATGCTATCACTGCAGATAAACTGGCGGACGATAGCTCAACAATTGTTGCCACGACAACGCCTGCTAGTGGCAGCTTTGAAGGGCAAGGCTTTTTTAATAGCAGCACTAAACAGCATTTTGTATGGGATGGGGCTAGCTGGTCTGAGAGTTCAGAAGTGGCATCCTTTGCCTTTGCCGTGGCTTCTGGCGTTAGCTCACCATTGACTTTGGCTGGTTCAGTAGCCAGTAAAACAGCAACAATCACGCAAGATTTAAATACACAAGCGGCGAATCGTTTCTTTGCTGGACCTACCACCGGTGTAGATGCAAAGCCTACATTTCGGGCTATTGACACTTCAGATTTACCATTGGCTACAGCGTCTACCGTCGGTATTGTTAGGCCTGGCAGTGGCTTAACAATTTTTGCGAATGGCGTTATTGATCACAACACATCTGTCGCCTCGGGCACCTATTATCGCGTGACCATTGATGGCAACGGTCATGTAACTGGAGGCACAAATGTTTTAGTGGCTTCAGACATCCCAAGTCTTGATGCCAGCAAGATTAACACTGGTAGCTTTAGTAGTGCATACATTGCGGATGATGCAATTATTTCTTCAAAAGTGGCAGATCGAGTGGTTTGTCAATTTGGAGAAAGTCGTCCCGCTGCGGGTGATTTTGTTGGTCAGTTTTTCTATGATCCAATCAATCGCGATACTTACGTTTGGGACTCCAACGTTTGGCAAGAGATTAGTGTAACTGCTGGCGCCATTGTCCTTGCTGGTTTATACAACGCAACGACCAATCGAATTACAGCGCTAACGGGAGCTGGGGCAGCAGTTTCTGGTTTAACAGTTTCTGGCGTCATTCCGACGGCTTCAAGCGGAAATAGCGGCTACTACTTTTTGGTAACAACAAGCGGAGTGGGAAGTGGCAATGCGCCAAACACGGCGTTGGTACCTCCTGATTTGATTATTTCCAATGGAAGCGCTTGGTATGAAGTGGATGTTAGCAGTTCCTATGTGAGCCAAAACGCGGCAAGCATTTCTTTCACTCCATCGGGAGAAGTGAGCGCCACTAATGTGCAAGCTGCAATCACTGAAGTGAGCAGTGAATGCAGAAATGCAGACAATATTACGAGCGGCACGTTGGCCGTCGCAAGAGGAGGGACAAGTTATGCGTCCTATACGAAGGGAGACATCATTGTTGCATCGGGGACAACTGTTCTTTCCAAGCTGTCTGTTGGGGCAAATGGGCGGGTCTTAACTGCTGATTCCACGGCTGCGTTAGGTGTGAAGTGGGAAACCGCTACAAATGGAACAGTAACAACAGTCAGTGGTGTAAGCCCATTAAGCGTGGTCAATCCTACGACTACTCCAGTTATTAGCGTCGCCGCAGCCACCACCTCTGCAGCGGGCGTGGTTCAGCTTTCTGATAGCACCAATACCACGAGTAGTGCAATAGCAGCAACGAGTACAGCAGTCAAGAGCGCCTACGATTTAGCAAATGCAGCACTGCCTAAAACTGGTGGCACGATTACAGGTAATTTAACGGTATCCGGTCTTACCGTATCGCAGAATTTACAAGTGACTGGTAGCGGCATTCCTGCTAATGGAATGTATTTGCCATCATCTAATACGCTTTCTTTTTCGACAAACAGTTCTCAGCGAATGACAATTGCCAGCGACGGCAAGATTGGCTTGAATCAGGCTTCGCCTGTCACCACTGTCGATTTAGCTGGCGCTTATTCTTCAAATGTGGTAGCTGTTGCAGCCTTGAATATTGACTGCAGCCTTGGTAATTATTTCACGAAGACTATTAGTGCCAATAGCACCTTTACAATATCCAATGTTCCGGCTTCTCGGGCATACGCATTTACAATTGAAGTGACTCATACAACGGGGACTATCACATGGTTTAGCGGAGTGGAATGGCCTGGAGGTCTTGCCCCGTCATTGACCACAGGGAAAACACATTTGTTTACGTTTGTGACAGATGATGGTGGCAGCAGGTGGCGCGGCTCAGCTTTAACTAACTATACGAATTGACATGGACAGGTTAAATTCCGCATTACTTTTTAGCGGAGGATCTCAGCAATATTGGCATGCGCTAGCTGGGACCGCCTCAACTGAATCGGCCACCGCCATTGCTGTTGATCCTTCTCTGTCTGTCTATGTGGGCAGCAGTACGGGCGTTATTGCCTGTTACGACAGGTTTGGAACGCTGCAATGGCAACGGCGGGTAATTGGAGCAGGATCGGCTAAGGGGATGTTTGCCAGGAGCGACGCTTTGTACATTGCTTTCCAAGAGAAAATTGTCAAATATAGTTACGACGGAGTTTTGCAGTGGTCGCGATATATAGGCATTAACTATTCTTTCTTTGGGATGGCTGGTTTATATTCTGGCAGTACTGGTTTTTACGTGGCATTCAACGACAATTCATCTGGCCCAGATGCCATTTCAATTCTCAAGATTAATAGCAGTGGTAGTCTTGTATGGCAGAAGAGGCTGTCCGACACATTGTACGCAGCAGATGGCTTTTTCACTTATTCCGGTGTTGCAGTTGGCTCGGATGACAGCTTGTTCTTAACGGGAAGATCTAGCTCTCCATCCACTCCATCGTTGCTTGCGGCAAAACTCTCGCCTGGAGGATCACTACTGTGGATTAAGGCGTATACCAATGTCACGGGCGTAGCAGTGGCAGTTGACCAATCTGGAAGTTCTTATTTCTTAGGGGACACATCAAGCAATGGAGACGTGGTGCTAATCAAGCTTAATTCAAGCGGCACGCAAACATTTCAGTATAGATTTGGGGGTTCTTCCACTGTAGAGAATGCCATTGATATTGCAATTGATTCAAGGGGCACTCCATTGTTTATTGCGAATAGCGGAAGTTTTGCTTATTTAGTGAAGCTAGTCCTTGCTCAGTCATCAATGGAATGGCAAAAAACAATTGACTTTGCAGGAACCGGCAACACTCGTTTTTATTCTGCAGCATTGGATGCACAGGATAATATTTACATTGCCGGAGATACGGACGTATCCTCACTTTCGCAGGGGCTTTATGACATGGCAACCATTAAGCTTCCTACCACTTCCTCTCCAAGTAATGGTATTGTTAATAATTTAGACATTTCCAGTGGAGGGCGAACTTTCACCACTTCTACGTTCACTTCTTCTACACCTCCATTCCTTGTTTCCACTCCTTCTTTTACATTGCTTGACGCAGGCTTAACAGACGAAGCCGGCACGCTTGTTTCTACCACTTGGCGACGATAATGTATGCATTGGTTAACGATGGGAAAGTAGTTGAATATCCACTTTCCGAAGGAGACATTAAGCATCGTTTTGCGAATACAAGCTTTGAAAGTCCATTCAAGCCTCCAAGCGGATTTGTCTTGGTAGCAGATAGTCCAAGGCCCATCCTTGATTATGCGAGAGAGGCCAAAGAAGGAGAACCTTGTTTTATTGATGGTCAATTAACGAGGACCTGGGAAATCTATCAACTGCCTAAGGAGGAAGTCCAAAAGCGTTTGAGACAAAAAACGGAAGAAGTGAGAGCGGATAGAAATCGTAAGCTTATGGCTACAGACTGGACCCAGCTAGTAGATGCTCCTGTTGATAAAGAAAAATGGGCAAAGTATAGGCAAGAGTTGCGAAATCTTTCAAGGCAAGAGGGGTTTCCATGGGATGTGAAATGGCCCGTGATGCCTTGACTGTATTGAGCGCTTGTTATTTGTAGAATAAAATTTCTGGGGCAAGCATATCATGATCTATCCCGCCACTTACGACATTACAATTCTTCAAAATTCCACGTGGAAAGGAGAGTTTCGTGCAACTGGCGAGCGAAAGCCAATTGATAGTGTTGTTGTTATTGCCAGTGGTGCCACGTTTAATGCTCCGTGTCATGGATTGAGTGCTGGCAATAAAGTGGTATTTACTGGTAGCGGAACTTTACCATGCGGGCTGGATTTCAATACTGTTTATTATGCCATTGCGTCGGGACTTTCGCATAGCACGTTTAAAGTGGCCGCGAGCAGTGGCGGAACAGAAGTGGCGGTTAGCAGCAATGCCAGTGGAGTGTTTTATTTTGCCCCTCCATTGAACATGTCTGGGTATGCTGTTGATGCAGACATTAAGCAATTAACGAACGACACGCAAGTTGCCACATTTTCTTGCTCAATTGTTGATAGTGGAAATGGAGCTTTTAGGGTGGAAATGGCACCCAGCGTTTCGTCTGGCATTGCCACTGGTCGATATGGTTATGACGTTAGCCTGACCACTTCTGGCGGCGAACGTTATTACTGGCTTACTGGCACTGCTACAGTAGTGCGCACTTATTCAAGGAATTAATGGTTAGCCAATGGAAGATTGTTTTCTGCGTTTAAAATAGGACAATGGCTCTAGAGGGCGCACATGGCCGACGTACAACTTGTTGAAATTTCCGCAACCGAAGGGGCGCAAATAATTAATAGCACAGTTGAAGCACAGCAGCCAGCACAAATTGTATTGGCAGTGCCTGGAGTGCAAGGGCCAACTGGCAATAATCTCCCAGCAAGCGGGACAACACATCAAGTGTTGTTTAAGCAAAGTAATACAAACTATGACACTGGATGGAAGCTGATTACGAATGATAATGTGGATGGAGCGGCTGCGATTGCGGGAACAAAAATTAGCCCTAATTTTGGCAGTCAAACAATACAGACCACGGGCGTGTTTAGTCATGCATTGGGAACGACTGGTGCGCCAAGCATCACTTTTACGGGAGACGTAAATACCGGCATCTACAGCCCCGGCGCGGACCAACTAGCCCTGAGCACTAATGGCACTGGGCGGTTGTTTGTGGATGCGAGTGGGCGTGTTGGCATAGGCCAGTCAGTCCCCGTCGACAGTCTTCATGTGGTTGGTGCAGCAAGATTTGGAAGCACAAACTTCATAGGGATAGGTGCAGATGGAAGTGGGTCTTATTTGGAAAGCGTCATCGGCACTCACGTTCTTAGATTCAATACAAACGGATCAGAACGCCTGCGCATCACCAGCGACGGCAAGGTCGGTATTGGGATGAGTTCGCCGAGCACTACTCTCGACGTAATAGGAAATAGCCGTATTAGAACGGGCGCAAAGTCGGGGAGCAATACCTATCTGAATCTGGAGTCTACGGATGCGACGAATACGATGTCGCTTACATTCCAGAATGCGACCAATCAAGCATGGATCATTCAGGCGGTTGAAAACGGCGTTGCATATAGACCTATTGCACTTAATCCTTCTGGCGGCAATGTCGGCATCGGCACCACGAGCCCTGGCGGCAAGCTACAGATTAACGCTCAAGATGGATTTTTGTTTGATGTTGGTGCCGGCGCGTATTCCTACATGCGTTTTGGTTCTCAAAACGCAGGAGAAGGTGTTGCAGAGCTTGCAAACGAGAGAAGTTCCGCGAAAGTATTTCTCAAAACTGGCCTTACAGGATCAACACTAAATACAAGACTAGAGATTGATGGCGCAGGTGCAACAATTATCAATAACCAAAGCGGAACCGAACGCGCCCGCATCGACTCCTCCGGCCGCCTGCTGGTGGGGACGTCTAGTGCGCTAAATGTTGGCGGAAATCTAGGATTTGAGCCGTTGCAAGTAAATGGGATTGGCATGAGCCTTCCAAGGTTTGCCGCCGCTGGGAATGGCTCAATCTTGACGTTTAGTCGCAGTCTATCCTCAACAACAGGAACAAACACTTCCGTAGCAAGCGGCACGCATTTAGGCGCTATTGAGTTTACGGGAGCCGATGGAACTTCTTACCCAATTGCTGCCCAAATTATTGCCGCAGTAGACGGCACCCCCGGCGCCAACGACATGCCGGGGCGCCTTGTCTTCAGTACCACCGCTGATGGTGCTAGTTCTCCAACCGAGCGCCTCCGCATCACCAGCACCGGCAACGTCGGCATTGGGATTAGTACGCCTAACTATTTAATAACGGCAAATTCCTCTACTGCAATTTCTGCGCTCCAGTTTATAAATTCTTCAACCGGCTCTACCGCAAGTGATGGGTTCCTTGTCTACAACAACGGTCTTAATGCAATCCTGTCTAACGAAGAGGCCGGAGACTTGCGGCTTCAAACGAGCGGGCAGCAACGGCTGACAATTGATTCCTCAGGTCGCGTAGGGATTGGCACTACGAGTCCTGGAGCAACCCTTCACGTCGAGGGTTCTGAACTCAGAGTCAAAAACGGCACTGGTGTTCCTAACGTTACGATTGCGGGCCGCGATACGGATGGGACCGCTATTCTTGCTTTTCAGAATAATGGGTCGTCTTCTAGTAATGCAACTTTAACCGCCACAACAAATACTCTTGCTATTGCAACCGGCGGCACCGAACGCCTCCGCATCGACAGCTCCGGCAGATTGCTGGTGGGGACGAGTACAGCACGAAGCAACTTCTTTAACACATCTACCTTTGCTCCAGGTATTCAACTTGAAGGAGCAATAGATCAAAACCGCATCCTCTCTGTTGTTGGCTCTGACTCTGGCGGCGCTGGCGGCGTTTTGGTTCTAGCTAGTCAAAAAAGCGGAGCCGTTGGTGGAAACACGATTGTTACCAATAATGGTCAGCTTGGGCTTGTAAGTTTCCAAGGCAGTGATGGCACTGAGTTTGTTGAGGCTGCGCGGATTCAGGCCGAAGTAGACGGCACCCCAGGCGCCAACGACATGCCAGGCCGCCTGGTCTTCTCCACCACCGCCGACGGGGCGAGTTCTCCGACACAGAGAATGACCATCTATAACAATGGCAATACAGGTATTTTTACAACCAGCGTAGACAGCTTGTTCCTTGATAACTCTGCCGCCGCTGGAACTACGGTTAGTTTTCTATTAGGAAGGTACGGCGCCACCGGGCTTGGCTCTGGAACAGCTTCTTTCCGCGTGTGGACCAATGGCAATGTAGTCAATACAAATAATTCTTACGGTGCTATCTCCGACATCAAACTGAAGGAAAACATTGCTGACGCTGGTTCCCAGTGGGACGATATCAAGGCACTTCAGGTCCGTAAGTACAACTTCAAAGAAGGCCAGACCCACACCCAAATCGGTCTAGTCGCCCAAGAAGTAGAACAGGTCTCCCCTGGTCTAGTTTACGAATCCCCTGACCGCGACGAAGACGGAAACGACCTTGGCACCGTCACCAAGAGCGTCAACTACTCCGTGCTTTATATGAAAGCGGTGAAGGCACTGCAGGAAGCAATGGAGCGCATCGAAACCCTTGAGGCTAAAGTTGCTGCTGTTGAAACACCGTAATCAGATGACCTACACCCTCAAAGAACAAGCGCTCGCTCTTCTCAAAAGCATTGAAAACTCCGATGATGCTTGCTGTTCGTGGGACTTCACCACGATTCGGGAAGCGTTGGAATCCATCCCTGACGAACAGTAGTCCCCTTCTCTTCCATGCCCAGCGCACCTGTGCCTTACGCAGGTACGCCGAACGGGGCAATCACAAGGGGATCATTTCCCTAAAAACTCTCTTTAAACTAGTACAAAGCAATTTAACTCATCATGGCAACCACCATTACTTACAACATCGCCAACATGGAGCGCACGCTCGTTGATGGCATTGTTTACACTGTTCACTACACTGTTGATGCGTTTGACGGCACTTATCGGGCAGGTGCTTACGGAAGCATTGGCCTTGAGCCGCCTGAAGAGGATAGCCTCATCCCCTTTGCCGATCTTACGTCTGACACTGTTGTGGGCTGGACAAAAGACAAGCTTGGTGAAGAGCAGTGTGCCAATATTGAGGCGGCCCTGCAGGCGCAAATTGACGAACAAAAAACGCCTTCAAAAGGAACTGGCGTGCCTTGGGCTAGCTAAACTCTTGCTTTCACCATCGTCCAATGGCAGCAAAATCGAAAGTTGGCATTAGTGGCCAAAAACTGTTTACGCCTGGCAAGCCAAAACGCAGTGCTCAAGGGCAAGGAAAAAACAGCAAACCTAATCATGGCCGCAAACAAACCAGAGGACAAGGAAAGTAATCAAGGGGCCGAAAGGCCCCTTTTTAATAGCATTACAATGGGAAGAAAGCATAGTGATCATGGGCCAGATTATTGCAGGCGGTGAGCAGTTTGAAACTCACATTGAAGCTGATTATCGCGGCAGGATTTTACTGAAAGGCCCTGACAGCGGAGAAGTGGATGCGTTTGGGAGGCAGCGTTTTAGCGAGCCGTTTATGCTTTTTGATAGCACTCTTCGTTATACAAAGCGTACAGATCAATGGTATGAAGCAGTTACTGGCGCTGGAACGACAAACTATATTGCGAATGAAAGCTCCTTAGATCTCATTATCACCACTGCATCAGGAGACTCAGTGTTGCGCCGCACCAAGCGGGACATGCCTTATCAGCCAGGAAAAAGCCTACTGGTGCTGCAAAGTTTCAAAGGGGCAGAGCTAAAGTCTGGCCTGGTTCAAGAAGTGGGATTGTTTGATGATGATAATGGCGTGATGGTAAGAGCCAGTGGCCTGTCTTTACAGTTTGTCATTCGCAGCAAAGCTTCTGGCGCCATTGTTGAAGACGTTGTTGATCAAGCATCGTGGAACCTTAATACTTTACCAGAATTGGATTTTGGCAAAGCTCAAATATTTACCGCCGACTTGGAATGGTTAGGTGTCGGTCGAGTGAGATGCGGTTTTGTTATTGACGGAGAGATTATTTATTGCCATGAATTCAATCATGCCAATAACGTAGAGACAGTGTACATGACGACTGCCACTCTTCCGCTGTCATATCGTTTAGCTAATAACTCTACCACTACATCGTCTTCTACTATGAAGCAAATTTGCTGTTCCGCAGCAAGTGAAGGTGGCTACGAGCCCGGAGGGCCTATTTACGCTGGAGGTGCAGGACTGACGGGCTTGTCCAGTATTACTAGTGAAACCATGGTGGCGGCCATTCGCATGGCATCTGGCCGCACTGATAACGTGATTTTGCCTTCTCAAATTGATGTGGCAACAGACGGAAACGCAATTGCTCAATGGCGTCTCTATTTGAACCCAACTATTTCCGGCAGTTGGAACAATGCGGACAATGGTAGGGGGAATGTGCAAGTGATGAGTGGAGGCACTATCAGTAGTGGGACAATTATTGCGGCTGGGCTAGTGAGCGGCAAGAACACAGTTGAATTTAGCCCTGAAAGTGCGCTGTCTCTTTCTTTGGGCAAGGATGCCACTGGAAGCAGTGACGTACTAGCACTTACCATTCAATGTGATAGTGCCATGAAAGCCACTGGTTTCATTGGTTGGAGGGAATTGTATTAGGATGGGAAGCAAGGAGAATGGCCATGATTGACCCTGCAGTTTATAACATTACCATTCATCAAGGTGCCACTTTTGAGCTTAATTTGCAATATAAAGATGGCACTGGTACGCCTGTCAATATGAGCGGATATACAGTGGCGGGGCAATTATGGAACAAGCTTGGCACGGCAAAGCTTGCTGATTTTACGCATCAATGGACCACTCAAGCCAGTGGTTCTTTTAAGTTGCGTTTGCCTGCTACGGTGACGAGTGGCATCACTGAGCAAGGGCAATATGACGTGATGATTACTGAGCCCAATGGGGATAAATACTATTTCTTGCAGGGTACGGCCTTGTTTGATCCCGGTCTTACTGGACGCTAATCATGGCAGAAGTGGTCATTTCTGAAGAGACAATGATTGTCTCTGTTACAGAAGGGGAGAAAAACGAGACGGTTATTACTATCCCGGCTCGGCCTTCCATTGCATTATCCGCTACTGGCCCGCAGGGGCCAATTGGCACTGGCATTCCATCTGGCGGCACTGCTGGTGATTTACTGGTGCGCACGGCGTCTGGGACAAGCTGGACGGTCGATCCAGTGGTGGATACGCTTACTGTTGACATCACAGCTAGTGGAGCAGTCGCGACAGGGCAAATGCGCTGGAACGATCGCGAGCACACGCTTGACGTGGGCATGTTGCGTGGAGTGGTGAATCAAGTGGGACAGGAGACAATGATGACCTGTCTCAATACCACTGCTGGCACTATTGGCAATGGCAAGGCGGTGATGTTTACTGGCACGGATGATGCCACCACTCATCCCACCATTGGTCCAATGATTGCCGACGGTTCAGTGCCAGGCAAGGTATTTTTTGGCGTGGCCACTGAAGACATTCCTGCAGGAGAGGAAGGATATGTGACAATTTTCGGGAAGGTGCGAGACATTGATACAAGCGCTTATCCTGAGGATGCTATTTTATGGCTCGATCCTAATAATCCTGGAGAATTTGTTTTAACGGAGCCCATAGCTCCTGCATTGAAGATTACTGCTGCGGCTGTTATTCGCTCCCATCCCACTGATGGTATTTTGCTGGTTAGGGCAGATGTTGGACAAAACTTGTCGGAATGCCATGATGTGGAAGCTGAAGCACCACTGACTGAACAATATTTAGGGTGGAACGAGGACATGCAGCATTGGATGCCTTATGACATTCCAAACGCAGCTCCCAAAAGCATTACGATTAGCGAGCCCTTGGTGGGTGATTCTTTCACTTTGTTTCGCACGTCTAAGGCAACCACGCTGGCAGGTGTGACAAGCTTAGTGGCTGGAGAGAATCCTGCTGTTGGCTATCAAATTCGATATGCGGCAAACCGCACTGCGTCTGGCACTTTGGCCATTGTTCCTGCTGTCGCCAACAATACAACTATTGGAGCAGCGGCCACTGTACAGAACATGCCCATTCCATCGGGGAGCTATGTGTGGGTGAATATCACTACTGTTTCTGGCTTTGCAAGCGAATTTAATCTCTCCATTGCTTTTTAACGCTAAACTAAGGCAAGACATTCTTTACTATCGCCATGGCGAGTTTCAATAAATTCAATTCTTTTGTCGAAGCGTTAGCGGAGAAAGTGCATAATCTTGGCAGTGACACGCTGACAGTGGCGCTTACCAATACGCTGCCTGTCAATACCAATACGCAACTTAGCAATATCACTCAAATTTCTTATACCAACATTCAAAACGGCACGACTACTGGCCGCAATCTTACTGGCGTGACAAGCAGCCAAAGTAGTGGCACTTATACGCTTGACGCCTCTGATCTTACGCTAACTGCCACTGGTACTGTTCCTAACTTTCGATATGTGGTGTTGTACAACGAAACTGCCACTAATGACGAGCTTATTGGCTGGTATGACTATGGCAGCACGGTTTCATTGTTAACTGGTGAAACCTTTACGATCACTTGGGACGCCGCTGGTATTCTCACTCTCGCCTGATAACTAGGAGGCGGACCAATGGCTGTTGCACATAGCGCCTCATCAGAGAGTCATACAGGCGCAACTGGCTCAGCTAACCAGGCGAGCTTTAGTTGGACGCATACACAGACGGGCACGCCGCAAGGTGTGCTCGTTTTTGTTCATAACACTAATAGCGCCACGCTTTTAGCAACAAGCGTGACGTATGGTACTGTCACGCTTAATAAGATTGCTGAAGGCGTGGCAATTGATACGACCACTGAGCCCGGTCGTACTGATTTGTTCTTTGCCGGTTCTGGACTGCCCACTGGCAACCAGACTATTACTGTCAATAGAACAAACAATGCCAGCATTATGTATGCAGCGGCGGCCACTGTTACGGCTGCCACTGATACAAATGTCACTGGTTTTGTGCTGTTGGAAAACGACGGCACAATGGCGCAGCAGAATGTTGACGACGGCTCGCCTGGGACAAACAGTCTTCGCTATGCAGGAGCCTATAGCGGCTTAAACGCGCCTCCCACGGCTGGTGCCAATAGTACGTTACTGCAAAGCATTGACGTGGGCAACCAAAGCTGTGGCTTGGTGCGGGAAACCACGGCTGGACAAGGTTCACGGCCGGTTGGTTTTGCTACGGCCACTGATGACCGTGCTGCAGTGCATGTGGCAGTACGAGAGCGCTTTAATCGCACAGACAATGCCGTTAAGGGCACGTTTACCTTCACTGGCAACCAAGCCACATTAGCTAGGGGGCTTGCATTTAACGTAATTAAAGGAGCCTTCATTTTTGCGGGCAATAATGCAGGGCTGGCTAATAATCATACGCTAGAAGCAGTTGCCGGTAGTTTTGCTTTTAATGGTAACAATGCAGAGTTAGACAAGGGAAGCAATCTTCTCGCTGATCCTGGAGCGTTTGTCTTAAGCGGCAATGATGTTACGCTCACGATTGTTGTTGCTAAGGGATTCACGGCCGAGGCCGGCGTTTTCAATCTTGCGGGAAACAATGCAGAGCTAACTCGTGGCTCTCAAATTGCGGCCGAGACTGGTGCATTTGTTTTTGACGGCAAGCCGGTCACTTTACAAGACACTGATCGTTTAGAAGCAGAAGCTGGCAGCTTCGCGCTTGCTGGCAATAATGTTTCCTTAACGAGAACTGTCAGCTTTATCGTTGAAGCTGGCACATTTGCGCTAGATGGAAAGAACGCTGATCTAGCAGACACTGATCGCCTAGAGGCGGAAAAAGGCGTTTTCGCACTCACTGGCAACAATGCCACTGTTCTCCATAGTTATTCCCTATCAGCAGAAGCTGGTAGTTTTTCAATTAGCGGGAACAATGTTTCTTTCTTGCGCTCTTTTGCGCTTCCCGTCGATGCTGGAACCTTTGCGTTCACTGGCAATAATGCTGGCGTTTTCCACGGGCGCTATTTAAGTGGTGGTAATGGTAGCTTCGTTGAAACCGGACAAGACGTTTCTTTCGCACGTTCTTATGTAACAGAAGCGGGAACTGGCGTATTTAGCTTAGTTGGCAATCCTGCTGCCCTTACTGAACTTGGCGCCTACGAAATTGATCCGATTGTCGGCGGTTTTACGCTCACTGGCAAGACCGTCTCTTTAGCTGCTAGCACCATCTTCTCGGTGGATGCTGGCAGCTTTAGTATTGTCGGCCAAAACGTTTTATTTGCCATTGGCAAGGCCATTAATGTTGAAGCGGGCAGCTTTGCTCTTGGTGGGAATAATGCAAGCTTAGTCCACGGTTCAAAGATAGACGCTGGGAGCGGCAGCTTTAGCTTTAACGGAAACAATATCGTTGTTGAGAAGAATTCTCAATTAGGAGCGAATGTTGGCAGCCTTGCTCTCAATGGCAACAATGCTTCATTCTCCATTGGGAAATCAATCAATGTAGAAAACGGCAGTTTTGCGCTCGTCGGCAATGCCGCTTCGTTTGCTGAAGAGTCAGGAGCGTTTGTCGTTGAGCCTGGAGTGTTTGTTCTGCAAGGCAAGGCGGCAACTTTTGTCGTCAGTTCTGTTGTAGAAGCAGGCACGGGCGTTTTCTCTTTTATTGGTAATTCTGCTGGTCTAAGCAAAGGTTATGCCTTGTCTGCCGACGATGGCAGTTTTGCCTTGGCGGGCAACAATGCGACGTTATTGGAAATCAATGTTTATTCGCTGCAAGCAAACACTGGCAGCTTCGCTTTAACAGGCAACGCTCCAGAACTCATCAAGGGCACGTTTTATATTTTTGACACGACCATTGCATCGTTTGTTATTGCTGGTAACAATGCCAATTTAGACCGAACGCGCATTCGCAGGCGCAACATTTTAATTTTTTAACGACAGACAAAGCTCTGCTGTAACATAAAAGAAACAGGCACATTGTCTCATGGCGCAAGAAATTTGGAACGGAGAACAATATGAAAAAATGCTTGTTGAACCGCTTGGGCAGGTGGGAGTAGCGCGTCAATTGGCCGCTAGTTCTGGCAGCACCAATACACAATTAACAAGCACTTGCCAAAGGATTACTGTACGTGCAGTGACGGCCGACATTCGCTACGCCATTGGAAACGTTGCGCAGATAGCCACTGCCAGTGGTCATTTTATCGCTAGTGGCGAACGCCTTGATTTAGCAGTGCCTTTAAATGCAAACATTGCCGTCATTAGGAATGCAAGCACTGACGGCACTTTAGAACTGACGGAGCTCATCTAATGCCAAGATTACGCATTACTCGCGTGAGCGCAACTGGAGCGGCTGGAGATGCTACCACAGTTATTGTTTCTGTGGTTGAAGATTATTTCGCTGATATTAGCGTTCAAATGTTCTCTTATAGTTTTTTCGGCTTTCCCGAGTGGTGGGGTAGTTAGAATCAAACTAACAGCATCAACATTGCAATAAATCAATGGCGGCCCCTAATCTTAAGGCTCCAACAACCATTGTTGGAAAAACTGATGGTTATGCAGTTACTGCTAGTTTGGCTGCAGCGCTCACTAATAGCGCCGCTAGCGGTAAAGTCTTCAAGATCAACAGCGTCTACTGCGCCAACGTGGATGGGACTAACGCTGCTGACATCAGCCTCAGCTATTACAACGGCACCACGGACTTCTACCTGGCCAAGACCATTACAGTCCCTGCTGATGCCACGCAGGTGCTGGTGACTCGCGAGGCATACATCTACCTGGAGGAAGGCGACAGCCTTCGCGCCGTCGCAAACGCCGCCAGCGACCTGGAGCTTGTCATCAGCTATGAGGAGATCAGCTAATGCTTGGCCTGAACTCTGGACTGCTTGGCGTGCGCCGTGTGCCTACAACGGGCAGCGCTTCTGGGTTATGGGTGCCGAATGAGCAGAGCCTTGCCAAGCGCGCTGCGATTTGGCCAAAAGTCGTGACTGATCCCACTGCTGGGCTGTCGCCTGTGCTTTGGTATGACTTCTCAGATGAAGCAACTGTAACCACATCGGGCACTGAAATCACGGCAATAACTGACAAAGGCAGTCGCGGGTGGGCATTATCTAAAAGTGCAACAGGCCCGCAATATGTGACGGGCATTAACAGCAAGAAGTGCTTGGATTGGGGGGCATCTGCCGCGCACACAAAATATATGCTTAACAGCAGTACAACATCAACCACAATCGGGGAGGTTTATGTTGTTGTTGATGCTAGCTTCGGGGGCAATATAGGCGGCAGTGGATACGCTGGGCTTTTTACTTCCGCCGACAATGCGTGGTTTGTGCTTGGGGCTGGTGGCGGCCTCATTGAAAGTGCCACTGGATTTGACAGACTCTATATCAATGGCGGCGCCACTAATAGATACTCGACTTTGTTCAGCAGCCCATCTATTGACAATCCGGCGATCCTTAGGGTTAATAATTCATCAAGCACAACATTCAACACCACAGGCGGATTTCAAATTGGCAACGACCGTGGAAACTCCTTTCTTGAGCGGGGCTGGTCTGGCCTGATTGGAGAGTATATCGTATTCTCTTCTGTACTAAGCAGCACAGATAGAGACTCTCTACAGGAGTGGCTAGCCTTTAAGTGGGGCATTACACTCGTCTAAGAGCACCTTCCTCGCAATAACCAATGGCCAGCCTCATCTACAACTCCTGCGTTAATGTTTCTATTTGCCTAATGACCAGGTGATACGCATTTCACTGCCCAATGCTTTCACTGCATCGCTGGCGTTGTCGGGGGCCGGATGTTCAATTATCACTGACGGAACCACGGCATTGGGCAATGGAGTGACAGTGGCTGTGGGAAAAAGCTCTTGAGCTTTCTGTGCAAGCTTGCCAGCAACAATGCTTTTGTCTTCTTCTTCCCATTGTTGGACTAAAGCTTTCGCTTCTTTGTCCACTTTTTCCATGGTGATGCGTGTGCGCCATTCTGTCCAATCAGGACGACAGTTGGCCATCATTTGCTTGAACCATTCCTGAAAAGCAAGAGAAGGCCGCCTAATGGCGGCCCATAAACCAAGCTCGTAGCACATTGCATTGAGCCAGCTTTGTAAGGTCATCCCTCTTGAAACACTGAAATATAGACCGTGCCTGTTTTGGTGAGAGGAAGAATTTTATCGCGAAGATCAATGTTATAGCAACGCACGCATCCGTGAGTTGGCACTAAAGGTTGCTTTGGAGCCCATGCACCGGGCCAGCCATTGGCACTTCCACCGCCATGCGTCATGATTCCAGCCCTGCCATTACCAGCTTCTTGATTCTCTAGCTCGATCATGTCAAAACTGTACCAGCCATAAGCCATGAGAGTGCGATCGTAAGCAGGCTTATCACCCACTTTCTCATAGTCTTTGTAAACGGCGCCAATTTTGTACAGCCCAGGCGGCGTGTCAGAATTTGTAGTCTTCCATTCAAAATCACTATATTGACCACGGGCAAGGCAAGGAATCTCCCAAAGCAGTTTTCCTTCATAGGAAAACGCCTTCATAGTTTCCACTGCATCGTTAACAATCAAATGGGAATCGCCAGACTTAAAACCAAAATCTTGCGGACGTTTCTTGGGGCCAATCATGATAGAAGACGTGGGTTCAGGAGCGTATTGTTTCATGAGCCGCGATAGTTTCGCGGGGTAATCTGGATCAGTGGCATAGCTTTGATCTTTTAATGCGCGTGCAGCGGCATAACGATTGGGAGCATTGTTAATGCCTTTGAAATGACGGTAGTCTTTGTACCATCGCGTGACAAGATAATCAATGCAGGCGGCAAGGCTGGGAAAGTCAATAAAACCAGCTTTAATAGTCACCCATTGACCGTCGTACCATTCTTGCGTAGTAGTAGCAGTGCCAGGCCCCTTAATTCCTAAATAGTTCTCCTTGCCAGACGTATGTTTGCCAAAGCCGCTTTCAAGGCTGCATTGAGCGGCTACAAGCTCAGGATAGCGAGCTCCCAGCCGCTTAGCGATGGCATAGCATTCATCCCAGAACGCCTGGTCTGAAGGCCATTCCATAGCTTACTTGCCCACGCGGAAGATGGTCTTCAGGCCTTCCATCAAAAGCTGAAGCACGTTGTTTGCTTTAAGGGGAGAGTGGTCAAGGATTTGGTCGAGAGCGACAACGACAATGCCGCCAATGATGAACCATTCAGCGCCAGTCATGATGATAAAGGCGAGGGGATGTAAATAGCCTAGCGTTCTGTCTCTAAAGAGCGCACCCTGTTCTCAAGGCCGCTCATATTGTTGGTTAACGTGGTAAGTTTTTCAGTGATACTTTCAATTTGCACTGCCACTTTCGCCTGTTGATTGCCAACAGTGATGAGCATTGCGCCGGTAGAAAGCAGCATGCCGGCCGTAACAGTGGCCACAAAATTCATCAAGCCGTCTTGAAAACTCTTCATGGCCATGGTGCAATATAAAAATTGTAGCTTGTTTCGGCAGTCTCTATTTGGTTGTTAGATTGTTGGCAAGACAATTTAATAGCGCCATGCTGAGAGCGAATGGTCCCGATGAGCTATTGCATTCCCTCATTGAACTTCGCCCTGGAGATGCCAAACGTCGTTTTAGAAAAAGTATCTTTGAAGACTATTTCCTGCGTGGCCCATTAGGGCAATGTGCATGTGCATATTGCGGACGATGGGGAGAGAAGATGACCATTGATCACATTGTCCCCAAAAGCAAAGGCGGCCCGCACTTTGCTAAATACAACATGGTGCCGGCATGTCAAAAATGTAATTTAGACAAGGGCAATTTGCCCATTCTTGAATGGTGGCGTCCACAGCAATTTTGGACGGAAAAGCGAGAAGAAGCTTTAATGTCGTGGGTGTATTGTCATAGCTTTGTTAGTGCCCATACAAATCAAAAGGATCTGGAGGACTGGTGTGAGCGCCGTGGCATTGCACTGCCGTTTCATGAAACAATTGAGCATGAAAAAGGCCCCTTTTGGGGCCTTTGTTGTAATGCCGCTTAGTCCTTAATTGGAGGAAAAATAGCGCCACTTTCGGGCGGTTTGTCATAGCGCACGTTTGGCATGGGACAAAACCCATCCTTGCATTCCATTGAAGACTGCTCAATGGCTTCAAGCGCTTCTTTTTCCCTGTCATTTTCAAGGGCAAAGATGAGCTGTTTGAGATACCACTTGGCCTTTTGCAAATCTTCAAGGCCGTTTTTGGTCTCATAGCGCCAAACATACTTCAGCAAATTGCCTTTCAAGAAGCCCCGAAAAGCTTCTTCAGACATTGACGCTTCCATCGCTTCAATACATTCAATACCACCAAAGGCATAATGTGCAGGGCGATCCACGGGATGAAAAACGTTGGGAGTGTTATCAATGGTCATGATCAAAAAGAGGATTGGTGGAGATCAAAAGCTTCAAACGCTTCCTTGAACAATGGCCGGGCCAGTAGGGACAATGCCTGAGCATAGGCTTGAATTTCGCCCTGTGCGTCGCCTTTGTCGCGAAGCCCAATGAAATGGAGAAGAGCCTGGAGGCTGCAGGTCCAGACGAAGCTCGTATAGTGACTAGTTGGCAAGATGCCCCTGGCCTGTTCCTTGCTCACGCCTAGCGTTAGAAGGGCGCTGTAAGCCTGTTTCGCCTGCTGTAAGGCCTTGGCATATTCGATGGATGCCACATGGTTCATAGTGGCGTCCAGGGGGCCGTCAGAGGCTTGTTTGTTGCTTGCGCTTTGACGACGGAACTGGCGGGGCATGTAGAACTGCTCACTATCAGCTTCGCAATAGCGAAAGCTTTTCTCGTTCCAGCCCAATTGATCATTCGCGAACGTGCCACCAATCACATGCTTCCACCATTGCCTCGCCACGTATAGCGGAGCTTTCACTTGCCATTTCGTAACCACTCCACGAAACGGGCTGGTATGTTCATGCTTGACAAGATAGTTCAAAAGCTTTTGATCCTTTTCCGACCATTCTTGGCTTGCTTGATCAAAGCTTTGCCTGGCGTCACAGACAATATCTAAGCTTGTTCCCATCCAATCAATTAGACGCACCATGCTGATGCCGTCCATCAGCGGGTCAATGCGTTCAGCGGGAGTCATAAATCAAAGAGAATGGTCGAAGTCGTTGCAAACTGATTGTAGGAGCAATGTCCGTAGCTGAATGCCAGCGTACTTGTGCTTTACGGGATCTTCCACTTTCATCAAATCCAACAATGGTGCCAACAATGGAAGATGGCATCCATCCGGCAGCAGTACATTGCACATAGACCACTTGCTGTCCAACGGCCCATTCATGGTGACGAGGCGTGCGAGGAAGGTGGTAGGGGCGGTAGCCCGCCTGCAATTTTACGGCATCCTTCCCATCGTCCACCCTGTAAACAAACTGCCTGCCATTTCGCTTCATGGCTAGGCTAAAGCAAACAATGGGAGAGCAATGGCAATGATGTTTTCCATTCCAGTAGGATTAAACTACAACGGACACGACTACATTGCGCACATGGGGCCTTTTGAGCGAAGCATGGAAAGGGACTTTGCCCTCGTAGCCAACAAGCGAGCCCTGGCCGAATGTAATGACGTGGGCAAGCTGCGAGAAGTGGCTGGCAATCTGCTGGAAGGTTGGAGCAACATGCAAGAAGCTTTCACTGCATTGATGAAAGAAAATCTTGAGCTGCGTCAAGCCATGCAAATGCAACAGCATGATCTTGATGCAGCAGAAGCGCTACTTGGTGAAGCTGGCGATGCAATCAACCGGATGTCCGCAGAACAGCAGCGATCTTCTCAAGCCAGGCGATTTCTTTGGCCGTTTGGCTCGTAAGAAGAAACACTTTCCATCCTCCCATCATGGCAAGGTTGAATTTTCTGCAGTCCCTTTCGTAGCCGCTTGCACGAACATGTCTGCCGCCGCTAAATGTTCCCCCTTGTATTTCAATGAGAGAGCGAGAAGGAAGATGTGCAAAATCTGCACGATACCGTTTTGAGCGTTTGCTTTTGGCGTAGCGTTCTTGGAAGTCGACCTCCCAAGCGGGAATGTCGCTGTACTCCCGGACCAATGGAAGGTCGGGATGGTGAGCCCGCCATAGGCCAAGGAATTGGTCTTCTAAAAGGCTCATAGTGAAATGCTAACGCGCTCCTCGCGCCCTTGCCCAACCGAAACTCGCCCGTGCTCACCTAGCCCCTTAGAACCCCACCGTGCCACTGGCCTTAAATTGCGCTCCTCACGCCCTCACCAGACTCCGCCCCACCTTTGCCAGCCATAACCCACCGAGACAAACCACGCCACTGACCAAAACTTGCACTCCTCGTGCCCCAAGCTAGGCAAACCTGTCCACTGCGAACCTTACCCCACCTCGCCATTCCCAACCACACCTCTGACCTTAAATTGCGCTCCTCGCGCCCTCACCAATACTCGCTGCGCCACTATCAACCGCGCCATGGCACGCCGTGCCTCTGGCCATAATTTGCGCTCCTCACGCCCTTGCCCCGCCCGAGCCAGCCGCGGCTTACCTCACCAGGCCCGTCCTGAACAGACCTAACCGCACCTCCGACCAAACGAAAGGCTCCCTTTCGGGAGCCCTCATACTAAGCCGTCAAGAGCGAACCGTCAAGAGAAAACGCCTTCGCTCACAGCAAAGCGTCCATAACGCGGCCGCCATTCACACAATCCAATCTGGGAGCCAGCAGCTTCGGCCAGATCTTCAATCTGCTGCTTATTGAAAACAGCATCGTTAAAGACAATAGTCGCACGAGCAGACCAGCCAGTACCAAAAATCGGACGAGTGCGCATTACTTTTGCAGTGCCCACGCGAACGCCTTTGCGGAAGACAAACTTGCGGCTGTCGTACATCTCGTCAAGAGCCGTCTCATCAACTGACTCAGGCACTCCATCGCCTTCAATCAGCAAGTGATCTTCAACGAAAAGACCGCGAGCAGCATCCTTGCCAAGTCGTGAAAGCTTTGCTGCTCCTACAAGCGATGCTTCAAAACAGTCAGAAGGAACAATGAGCTTACCTTCGTTGACGTAGAGGCCGCCGCGCCATTCAAGCTTGGCCATCATTTCATGATCGGCCTCTGTCTTTTTCCGCTTTCCAGAAATCTTTTTGATTTCTTGACTAAAAGCGTAGAACGGGTCGGCCAATTCGCCGTTGTGAACGATCAATGGGGCAATCCCCGTAATCTTGAAGCTGTAGGACTGTTGCGCCATGTTCAAAAGAACGTGAAGGACGTTGTGATTGGTGATCAACGATGACAGGCACTCCTTGAAGCTGATGTTTGCGACGGCGAACGCTGTCTGTAATCGCTTCGTGGCAGTGACGGCAGAGTGTGATCAAGTCGGAAAGACGTTCCTTCCCCAGCGGATATGGGTAATAGAACAACGGAGGACCGCCGTATTTGTGATGGACCTCCAAGTCTTCGCAACAACCGCAAGTCTGACAGCAGTGTCCATCAACGTCAAGCCTCTGCTGGCGCTTTTCAGCCCAGATTTCAGAGGCCATGTATTTGCTGTAGTAATCGGTGGCTGGCTTATTCATGAGGGTAGATAGTAGAAAGGAGGGCGCAAGCCCTCCTCCCCGCCGTGCCCGACCGTGGCTAGCTGCGCCAAGGCGAAGCGGACCATGCCGTTATCGGTATCTTACCCCACTCGGGGCAATGTGGCAACTGCGCCTTGGTTTTGGTAGATGCCATTTCCGTAACCATGTGCCGAGTCCGAACTAAGTTGGACAAACATCACTTGAACAATTCCTTCAAAGCAATAAACTTTAACTGGAAAAGCCAGGGGATTGACAATACAAATAGTAAGGTGACCAGACCAACCAGGCTCAATTGGCGTGACGTTAATGATGGTCCCTTGACGCGCATAAGTGGATTTCCCGTCGCAAATGCCCATAACGTTTGGGGGCATTGTGATGAGCTCCAAGCTTACGCCAAGCGCGTAGGAAAATGGGGGCAGGATGAAGAAAGTACTGCCAAGCTCCTCAATGGGAGTGGCCTTGTACATTAGCTCCTTATTGAAAGCCTTGACATCCAGGGCTTCCACTTCCTTGGAATTGTTAATGACCATAAAATCGTCTGGGGAAAGACGAAGGTCATAACCAGCATGAGAAAGTCCATAAGACAATGCTTTGGTGCCATTGTCTAGTTCTCTAGTTTTTTCTCCAACGAAAGGGAAAAGGATGTCGTTTTCTGCAAGAACAGTGATTTCCTTGTCGTTAAGAAGCATTGTTAGAAGAGCGTGAGAACAGGCCCATAGCGAGCCAAATTAAAACAGCAACAGGCCAAAAGGGCACGGACGGCCATATGGAAACGACCGCCCATGCCCCTAGACAAGCTGCACCAAAGCTAAAACAGCCGACAATGATCAATGCAAGGACAATGCTGATGCCCCAGATGAACGGATCTTTGTCGGCTTTACTCATTTTCAAAACGGATCGTCGTTAGCGACGGACTTGCCACCGCCTTGGCCGCCGCCTTTGCCGTCGTTGTTCCACATGGAAGCGTAGGCTTTGGGGCTGTCGTTCATTTCGGGCACTGTTACCAGGCCTTTGAAATGAGGGGCAGTGTCCTTATCGCGCTTATCATTGTCCCAAAGGGCAAAGCGCAGTTTGTAATTACCATTTGCATTGGTGCCTGCCTTTTTCATGGCATTCAGCACGTCAGGCGTTAGGTCAAGGGAGCCGGAAAAAGAAGGAGCGTTGCCAGCGGGCATGAAGTAGTCCTCGCGGAGTGTAGTGGGCCCTGGTGGGGCAATCGAAGCTTAGCTAAAGTTTTACAACAGTCATGCCCCACGGTCCATAGAAATTGTTAAGGGGCGACCACCGGGATAGTGGTCAAAGAAAAACTGCTGCGTCTTCTGCATCATGATCCCAGCTTGCATGGCAAGCTCTCCTGCTGACAGGGAGACAATTTGCGCTTCCTGTCCTTTGCCGGTGTCTGGATCGTAAATGGCAATGGCGCAATGGGCCTCATTGATTTCGATGTCATACATTTGTTCAATGGCCTGTACATAGGCGCCAAGCTGCATGCGATAGTCGGCCAGTTGTGTATCAGGCTTTTCCTTGTAGGAGGTTTTCCAATCAAGGAGAGCATATTCGCCGTTGTTCATTTTGGCGAGCATGTCGAACGTTCCCGAGTAGCCAATTTCTTGGGCGTGATCGTACCAGGCAATGGCACTTTCAACGAGCATTGGACTATCCACTCGTTCAAGAAAACCAACGATGCTTTCAAAGTAGGGGACATACGCTTCGTGAGAGTCAAGATGCGTTTGAATGTCTTCTCCATTCCAGAAATCTTCTAGAACACCGTGCAGCCAATTGCCACGATCCACGGCATTGCGTGTGCGACGATTGGCCTCTTCATCCCCCACTCTCTTGCGCCAGTTCATGAGCGCTGCAATTTTGCCAGGCGGCGAACACGCGCTCGCAATAGTCGTCACAGAGGGCAAAACATACCCTTCGGGAACATTGGGAAAATCGTCGCAACGATAATACCTTTTTTTGTTGATCTGTAAGCGATTGGGTTCGTAGCGAAGAAACGCTGGCATCGACAGACGGGCAAGACATAGATCGTAACAACCCACTTCAGTCATGACTCCTAATGTGATATCCAAGATCACACTGGACTTCATCAATCTTGCCATCCATATCACGCAAAGAGCGTTGAAGCTCTATCACGTCACTTTGAAGCTGTCCCAAAAGATTGAACAGTCCTTCAATGCTTACGCCATCTTCTTGCATGAGGCATTTAGCCATCATTCGCCCATCAGACGTAAGCGTTTCACTTGCAAAAACTACTTCCTTGTTTGTTTTCATTTTTCATTCATGTCCCAGAAATATTCGCAGCCTTCCTCGTCATAAGGAGGCGTGCCAAAATAGCTTTGCCAGCGATCTGCAGGCGCCATGTAACGCCAACAGTTTTCTTTAACAGGGCATTCGTCGCCTTGGCACATGGCAATGTCAGGCATAAGAATTTTGGAGGCAATTTGATGAAGGTAAGTGCGATCCATAAGAGGATCGTTAGCAATGGTTTCAAGCACAGCAGCAATGCGCCGATGGCTGCTAAGCGAATCATCAGGAAAGCGCCAAAAGGCTTCGTGACATGCATCAATTAGAGCGCGATGGTTGTGCAAGATTTTGCTCATAAAGACGCACTTGTTCAACGATTTCGTCCATTGCATCAGCAATGGAGCCGTCCTGAAAGCCAGCAGCGAGCATGCACTGGCGAAAATGCTCCATCACTTCAGGCGCATAGATGTTTTCAAACGAATAGTCAAAACGAGTGCTACCTTCGCGGTAGCAGATAGTCCAACTGCTCATGGGAGAATTTTGCTGCAAATGAAAAGAACAATGAGAGCAAAGACAGTAGCTGCTCCGCTCATCAATAAAAACAGGCCAAGGGGATCATGCGCCAAATAAGGCGGCAGGAATAGTAGTGAGGGGAAGACCATCTTGATCAATGCAAAGGGAACCAGCAAAGGCCCGTTGAAGACGGGCCGCTGCTAGATCTACTGCTTTTTTGCTACGAATGCCTGCAAGTTGGCCACCAGCCCCTGGATGTCAGTGGCGGAACAAATGGCGTCGAGCTCAGCGCGCATGTCGCCTTTGGTGATAACCAGCCCTTGCTCTTTGGCCCAAATGGTCGCCATTGCTTGCACCACGTTGTTGAACTGTTTCCAGCTCTTCACTTCTGAGGCGTAGGAAAGACCGATGGATTGAAGCGCTGCTTTACCAGCAGCCATGCTCTTCTTCTCGTCCTCATAGCTAAGAGGATTGGCCTTGCAAAGCTCCGTCAGTGCTGATTTGGCATCAAACGCATCGTCGGCAGCAGTTGCCTTTGCTCCAGCATCTCCAGCAGCTTCTTTAGCTGGTGCTGATTTCGCCGTTGTCCGCGCAGCTTGCTTTGGAGCTTCCTGTTGAAGCGGGAGTTTGGCCGATCCTTTTTCATCTTCCTTGGGAATGTCTTCTCCTGCATAGAGACGCAGACCAAGACCAGTGAAAGTGGCGATGCACTTAACGCTGGCGCGTTGGATGTTATCGCTGATAGCCCGGCCGTCAAGCTGCTGGATGGAATTATGCTTTCTGTCCATCACTGGAAAGACCAGCGCAGGCGTACGACGAATGCCGTCAGTGAGGTAGGGGCGAAGAATGAAGGCTCCAGGCTCACCAAATACAGGCCAGCCAATAGTCTTCTCCTCAAACGCCACAAACAACGTCGGGAAATGCTCCTTTAGATAGCGGAAAGCAAACGGCCAGGACAGATAGGACAGGCCCTTGTAATCCTTTTCAATGTGGGGGCCGATGTCAGGCGTGTCGTATGCAGCACGAAATGCCTCAGCGCTGATTTCCAGCGGAGAGAAAATGCCGTTGTAACGATCAAGCAATGCTTGTTTTGTAGGGTCTTCCATGCAGGAAAAATCGGAGGGCGAGTAGGTGAGGAGAGAGTGTTTCATTCGCTATTTGTGAACAGCGTATGGCTCTTCGTTGCCATACAGCATGACAAACATCATGCTTGCTTCCTCATTGGAAAAGACAAGGCTTTGTCCAGGAAGCGGCCAGTCAGGGATGGCCCTGGCGTCAGTAACCTCCTCTAGGCATTCAGGATCGTAGCCATCATCAAACACTCCCTGCTCCCAAATCATCTTCACTTCAGTGTCAGGATGATGCAGCAGGAATAATTCGCAGGCGAGCTTAAGCTCTGAAACCTTCATAGTCCTCAATGGTGACGTTGGAAATGGCGTAGTCCTCCACCATCGAAAACGCACCATCAGACAATGTGGCAGTGCCCTCCCAGGTGGGGGTGGTACGAATGAGGCGCTCAACTGTTTCGCTTAAGCTTTGCCGTGCTTCATGGGCGATGTCGCCCAAATGCTTGTAGCACGTATCAGTGAGCGTGAAATGGCGGCTTTTCTTGGGCTCGCCGTAGTCCGAAGGCATAGGCAACAGGACCGAACATAGCCACCATAGCCGTTATGGCCATGCTGTCAACCATGTTTCCTTAAAAGGACGTTAAGACTTGCTGCGGCCTGGTCGAACGGTGGTTTTCTTGCTAGAACCACCTCGACTTCGCCTTGCCCATGGCCTTTTCCATCCTTGACCACCTCACGAAATTAGAACCCAGCGAACACCAAGGAAAATATATCTGCCCAGCATGTAATGGTAATGATTTCTCCGTAAACGAGGAGAATGGTGCATACAATTGCTTCAACGACCCATCGCCAAAGCACCGCACTGAAATTCGAAACATCCTCGCTCCTTTAGAGCGCTGGGAACGTCCCATGCGGGAAGCACGTTCTTATACGTTTGGCTACCAAAACAGGGATGGGCAGACGGTTATCAACGTTGTTAGGGATGATTCATCGGGCAAGAAGAACATCCGTCAAACATATCCAACAGTTCCGAAGGAAACTGCACAACGCAAGACGGTTATTGATGAAATTCGTACCAATATTCTTCCATATCGCTATAACGATGCCATTGAAGCGTCTGCCACTACTGGCCTACCGATTTTCGTCGTAGAAGGCGAACTCACCTGCGACAAGCTATGGGAGGAAGGTCTTCCTTGTATCACTTTTCTTGGCGGGAGTGGACAATACCGTGCGAACGGAGACTATTCTCTTCTGTTTCGCGGGGAGAAACTAGTCCTTTGTCCTGATCGTGATGAGCCCGGCGTGGCTCTCATGAAAGAAGTGGCGGCAGATAATCCCGGAGCACAGTGGTGCTACGCGGAACCGTCTAGCTTTGAATGGGAAAGCTTGCCGCAGAATGGCGGCTATGACTTGTCTGATTGGCTGGAAGATGGTGCAGATCAGGCAACCATTCTTTCTTCCATCGTTTCAAAGGATAGGCATGAAGGGAAGGATGGTCTCCCGTCATTTGAGGAAATCATCTCCACGTTTGAACGCATGGTTGGCCTTTATGGCAACGATGCTCGCATTGTGTTTGAAGCCCGCCAATGGATGGAAAGCCATGGCATCAAACTCAACGCCCAGGAAACGGAAAAGCTTTTAGCAGAAGCACGCGGGCGTGTGCATGGTCGGGAGGAAATGGAAATCCTCGATGCCAAGGCCATTGCACAGTCTGAAGATTCGCGCAAATGGACCATTGCAGGCATCCTGCCCGAGAGTAGCGTGATGCTTCTGGCCGCAGCTCCCGGCAGTGGTAAGTCAACATTGCTTTACAACTGGGGCCTGCACGTGGCTCTAGGCAGGGATTGGAGCAATCGTCGTTGTAAACAAGGGAAAGTGCTCATCATTCAATGCGATGAGCCAGTGGTCGATGCCGCTGAAAAGCTGCAAATCATTGGTTATGACGATGAAGACCTTGCGCCTGACACCATTGGCTTCATTGACCGCTGGCGGTTTAATAACATTCCTCAGCTTCTTGCCTATGTAAAGCGTTATCGTCCGCAGCTCATCATGATTGATAGCCTCACGTCGTGCTTGGCTGGCATGGAAGTTGATCTGGTTCGTTCTGATGCTGGCAATTGCATTTATGAACTGCGAGACATTGCCAATCAATATGGTTGTTCCATTGTCATCCTCCACCACTTAAACAAGAGCGGCGGCATTCGCGATAGCTCCAGTTTTGAAGCCAATGTGAGTGAAGTGGTGAAGCTCTATCGCACTGACAATAATCCTGATTCCACGCAATTTATGTTTGAATGGACCAAGAGCCGGAGTGGTTTAGCCGGCAAGCATTTCCTGCAGCGCGATCCCTCCACTTATGGCTGGTGGTACAAGGGGCCTGTGGCTGGCGGCAATGAAGCGCTGGATAATTTGGTCAATATGATCAATTCGCGCAAGCATGAGCGCTTTGATCGTCGCCAAGCCGCTGCTGCCGCTGGTTCATGGGACAGCGTATCGGTGGGGCGGCTGCTGGAAGTGGCGCGTCGTCAGGGACTGGTTGACAGCAGCTTTATTGTTGGTCCCAATGGTGAGCGGACGAGGCTGTATCAAAGCTGGAACTATCAAGAGCCTGATTTGAATTTTCAGGAAAATGAAATTTCAGCAATTGTTGAAAAAGAGGCATTAGCTGAAAAAGAAGAGCCCATGCCCGTCACCATAGAAAGTCTTCCTGAAAAGGAAGACGAAGACGATTGGTTTTAACCTTCTCGCAATAGGAGGGAGGCTCTATTGCGCAGCCTCCCCGTCGCTTACCGTAGCGAGCGACTGACTAAAGTATAAGAACAATCTTTTGCGCATCGTTAATACGGTGCGCTTTTTAATTATGAAAATCATTTGGGAAGACAATGGTCAGAGCTTCGATCAGCTTCCTCCTGTAAAGACCCTGGAGCCGGAGGCTGCGGAGGCTGCGGAGGCTCAGGAGGATGAGGAGGCTCAGGAGGGTGCGGAGGAAACGCAATACCAACCTCCTTCTGGCACTGGGTTTGGCTGGTAGTCAATTGGCCAACTGTCCCATCGCTTGAGGAATTTGGCGACGTGGAGTAGACTGGTCACGGAAAGTCCCGAGCGCACCTAAAAATCCAGGGCCAGACCTACCAAGCCTACGCTGCCTGGTCAGCCAGGGCAAACGGAGCCCCCCAAAGGGGCGGAGTGAGACGATCATCAGACCAAAATTCCCTAAAAAGAACAAGGCTAGATGAGAACCAAACTCCCTCCGCAGGCCGGTCAAGCCAGAGTGGAGCCCCCAAAGGGCGGAACGATCAAGAGAAAAGGCCTAAGTAGCCTTCAATCAAGAAAAACAGGATTAGTATTGCCAAGGAAATTCTCCTACCAATGCTTAATCCTCCCAAGGCAGTAGATCACTTGCCGCTGATTGTCCACAATGGCGTAGAAATTTTGCCAGTGGTTCATTACGGCTTTTCATCGCCAAAAAAAGGGCCGCAACCAGCGGCCCGTACGCTCTATGGAGCAAGGGATAATAATGGAGAGCGCCATTGGCGCTCTAGCTTGCACGAAATTGAACAGCTCATTGACACTGGCTTTGCCATCATCGAAGAGGGCTGTGACGATGCATGAATATTGCACGTCTCCTAAAAGCTGTATGGCTCTGGCGTATGAGCGTGAAACCAACGAGGAAATGCATCCTGATGGTTTGAACGCTGCCTATGCAGAAATCATGGACAGCGTTCATAAGGAACTGGAGAGCTTTGTAACGAAGTATTGCCCAAAACGCTTAAATGAATTCGATGATTTGATGGAGCGTGTATTTTGGCAGTATCATTGATGCATGGCTGAATCAGAAGACGACAAGATCCGGCGTCTTATTGACGAAGCCATTCGTCATCATGAAATCAAAGTGGCATGGGCGAGCGGCGTATTAGGCGCCGCTCTTCTTGCCGGAATGTTTCATGCCATTGCATTGTTGAATTATGAACTCTCTCAATGGAAAGCTCACTGATGATGAATGGAAAGAACTTTGTCAATTAAAAGCTGCTATTGATGACTCTCCGGCCGCTGTTGCGGCCTCCAAGATGGAACGCTTCACGGAACTATTTGTTCGTACTCTCCATGGGAAAGGAGATACAATGCGAGCATAGTTATTCTATGTTGCATGGCACGCCCTGAAATTGAATTTACCTCCCCAGATGAAGAGAAGGAATATGCAGCAAAGGCATTGAAGAAAGCCGGCATTACCGAGAATCAGTTTGAAACCATTCGTGAGATGAAAGTGAATGGTGGAGTGGGGGCGGCTGGTTATGGCAAGGAAATGCTTGGTCTTAGGCGATGGATGGTGCAGGAATTATTGGCTGCTTCAATGAGCAATCGTCAGATTGCGAATGTTCTAAAGCTAAGCAAGGAAACAGTTAATAGTGACAGGAAGTTCAATCGTTTGTTATACACGGAAGAAATCTTGAAGAATCAAGATACACACCGTGCAAGACTGTTGAAAGAGCAAATGGACCTTAAGGACCTGGCTCTTGATAGTTTTGAACGTAGCAAGAAAAAGAAGACGATCACCATTATGGATGGCGATGGTGATGGGAAAGAAATCGTCAAGATGGAAGAAAGTGCTGGCGATCCATCGTTTCTTAACGTGGCGAAGAATAGCTTGGTTGAACAGGCGAAGCTTCTTGGCTTAAACGAACAACGGCCCGTGGAAGCGCAGGATACGTCCTATCGCAAATTCCTGCAGGATCTTTCCTCCACCATTGAAAAAGAAAAACAAGCTAAAGCCACTGAAGAACGTCGTGATAATTCCCTGCCTGCTATTGCCACTGCCATCAGCTTTGATGATGAACCAGAACAGGAGCCTCTCCCCGACACGATGCCTTTACGAACAATTAATGAAGAGGACTATTGACAAGGCCGCCTATGGCGGCCATA